TTACTTCGTTGGCTCCACGATCTCTCCGACACGACGATAGACGGTCTCGGTGATGCGCTTGTCGGTGTGTCCCAACAGCCTGGATGCCCGGCCGAGGTCAGCAATTTCAGAGGCTGCCTTCGGGCGGATGTCTCGGAACTGAAACTGACGAATCGCGGTGGCCAGGGTCTCGTCGAGTTCCTCCAGCGCCGCGCCGGCGGCGGCCGACCGTGCTTCGTCAAAGCGAATGCGCAGCATGGAGGATGTCATCCGGCGCCCATCGGGCGTTGTGATCAGATACGGGCCGGCTACGCCGCGCTGGCGCCGCTGCTCGCACAGCCGCGCAACGAGTTGTCCAAGAGCCGTCGGGCTGCCGTCGACATCGAGCATGATGCGCAACTTCTTCGACGTCTTGCCCTGGGCGATCTGCAAGTGCCCGTCCTGAATGTCCGCCTCCCGAATGATCAGCACGTCGCTCGGCCGCTGAGCGGTGAGATAGGCAAGGTCCATGGCGTCGCGGAGTTCCGGTGGCGCCGCGCCGTATACCGCGTTCCAGACCTCGGCCCTGGCGTAGAAATCGCGCGGCGTCTCGCGGTTCTTGCGAACCCCCTTCACCGGGTTTTCAGCCGTGACGATCCCCCACTCCCTGGCGATGTTGAAGATGTGGGAGAAGAGGGATAGCTCCCTGTTCGCCCGAACCTTCGCGGACCGCTTGTCCCGGTACTGTGCCAGTACTTGGGGAGTGAGCGCCTCGACCGGCGCCTCTGAAAATGCCTTCCTCAGTTGCGTCAGCGAGAGGAGGTTGTCTTTCTGGGTGCGTGGCGCTTTCCCGGGGATGATCTCTTTTTCGTACCGGTCGAACACGTCGCCCCATTTGCGCAGGGTCTTCGGAGCCGGACTGGCATCCAGCCGCGCCCACTCCAGCTTTGCCAGGTCCAGGTCGGTGCCGAGTGGGATTTCCTTCCTCTTTCCGTCTTCGCCGCGGCCGTCGTAGTAGTAGCCAACCCACAACCTCCCTCCTTTTAGCTTCCTGGTCCGGCGAATCATCCGGGGCGGGAGATCCCTGTTCTTCGGCTGCTTCGGCCGCATTTCAACTCACCTTCGACAGATCCAGCGTCCACGGTTCCTGTACAGCGACCGTTCCGTTCGGTTTCACTCCGGCCAGCCGCAGGCGGGCATAGATCCGCCCGACGACAGGTCGCTGCGCAGCATTCAATTCGTACTTCCAGCCATGAGATGCCAGCCACTCGACCTGTTTTTTCGATGACTTGACGCCGATCATGGCCTCCAACTCCTCCTTCGAGAGGAACTCAGATGGGGTTTCCATGGGCAATACCTCCCCGTCCTGCTGGCGCTGGTCGGGAAAATGGTTTTCGGGGATTGGCAGCCTATTCGGCTACCGTTCGAGTTAGAAAGAGCAGCCCCATTGCAGGGCTGCGAATGCTGGCGCTAGCTCGATCATTGCGTGTAGCGCGACTAGGCTGGCGCCGATGACGGCTAGGAGAGGGCTTTCTTCATTGGGGCTGCGGGGCTGGCGCAGTTGCAAGGTGGTGCCAGCTGTCGACCTCGAATTCTGCCGGGCGCAGTCCAAGGCGGGCGCCGTCCTCCATGACCGCTGTGACGGCGCCGTGGCTATTCGTCCACACTGGATAGGTTTGACCCGCTTTTGCAACTGGCGCATCGCCCTTGATGTAGGCGAGCCCGATGCCAGGCATTGAGTCGGCGGTCACTGTCTTCAGCATCCGTACCGTGCGCGGCACTCGATCGCCGAACGGGTAGCTACTGCTTCGATTGTGGAGTGCCGGGCAATCGATTTTGTTTTCTGTAGGCATGGGGATACCTCGCGGTTATATTTCACGCGGATCTAAATATAGGGAGTCAGGGATGTGGCTGTGGCAGAACTATCTTAAGTACCGTGTTGCCTTGCGGAAGCAGGCGAAGGCACAAGAGGCGCTGGATAAAGAATTTCCACCAGATGAGCCTGAGGAACTGACAAACAGCTGGATGTCTGACTACGTCAAACGGGATGACGACCTGCTGCACTGGAAGTGGCTTATCCACACCGAGTACCTACGCAACAAAGCAGACGTTCTGGGTGCACAAATGCCTGACATCACTGAGCCAGGAATGTATGGGCGGGTCGAGTGGGATGATGATCCAAAGCAACCTTACTACCTCACTGAGAAAGGCATAAGAGCTGCCCGCGATGCAATCAGGGCGGAGGAGAGTCATCGACGCCAGGCAGTAGGGTATTGGTTTGGGATGGTAATGGCTTCGATTGCGGCTGTTACTGGATTGATATCTGCATTCAAGGGCTAGATTAATCACCACAGAAATAGTCGATGTCTTCGGCCAGGTAGTCGAAATCAAAATCCGTCTGCCTGGCTCGCTCATCGGCTGACCAGACCAGCGCTCTGTAATTGGGGAGGACCTGCCGAAACACCTGGCCGAACCTTTCTTCTGTGCCAGACCACCAGAGTACCCTGGACGGGTGTTCCTAGATGGTCCTGATCAGCTTTGCCTCGTTCTTCTTCCGGCACAGGTCGCAGATGCCGTAGTCGGAGTCCATGTCCAGCTCAAAGGGCTGTACAGACTTCCGCCCTCGAGAATGGCTCGGACCATCTGGTCGTTGAACAGGATTGGCCGCTCCCGCGGCTTTTCTGCGGACATAGGGAATACTTCTCGCCTGCTGGCGCTTTGCAGTTGACTGGGGTAGGTTTCGGTGGCCCGGCATGGGGTCGGATCAAGGGGGACAAATGGCAATCCACATCAGCTATGAAGAAATGCTTCGTCAATCGCCCATGGCGGTGCATGACATCCTGCTGCACACCGTTTCTAACATCGACGCGATTCTCGGAGATGGTTACGCCAAGGAGCATCCAGACCTGATTGCAGCGTGTGTGGCTGCTGCCACTGCAGAGTTCAACAATGGGTCCATGATCGTCGCAATCCAGGAAGCATCCGAACGAGTCGCAGGAGCGTTGGAGCTCGCTGGTCGGGCTATCCAGGCTGGGCTGGAGCGCCAGAACGATCTGTAGCCCTCAGCAATGGCGGCCGTTCGGCCGCCGTATTCTTACTGCGCTTGGGCCACGCTCAGCGCCACCGCAACCGGGCGCACCCAGATCGGCGTATTGCTGAGCATGAAGGTTTCGCCGGCCTCGGCCAGCAGCAGGGTGGTACCCATCACGCCGGCGATGGCCTCGGCCGCGGCCGGCGGTACGGCGTTGCCGATGCGCTCGCGCCAGTCGCTGTCGCTCAGGCCGTCGAGGATCAACTGTTCTTCCGGGTCCACCAGGCTCTGCAGCGCGGCCAACTCCAGGGTGGTGAAGGGCCTGTGCCAGGTGCCGTCCAGGCTGCGGATGATGCAGGTCAGACGGTCATTCGCGGCCGGCATGCGCGGGTCGGCGACGCTCCAGCGACCGTTGTCGTAGCGGGCGCTGGCGGAGACGGCTCCGGACACCTGGTCCCAGCCCATCACGCCGTAGTGGCCACCGCCTACCCAGGCGTCGCCAGGCTGCCGGTCGAATGCTCGAGGATCAGCGATCGACAGCGCGCCGCTGGCCACCTGCTGGGAGCCGGTGACCGTGCCGGTAGCGCTTCCCCACTCGCCGACGTGCAATTTGCGGCTGCTCGCCCCTGGGTGCCAGTTGTGGTACCTGGGATCGGCAACAGCCTGGCCGCCGGAGCTGGGTGAGTGCCCGCCGGTGACAGTTCCGGCGTGGCTGCCCATGCTGACGACGCGGAACACGTTGTTGTGCCGGACGCCGCCCGGGCGCGGGTCTGCTACAGCGAATGCGCCCTGGCCGGTGGTGCTGGCGGCTATCACGGTGCCGGACGGCTCGTCCCACTCGGTGATCGGGTACTTGCCGAAGCTCTTCCCGCGCGGATCGGCGACGGAGAAGGTGCCTTGGCCGGGCGACTTCACGCCGATGATGGCGCCAGATGTGTCGGTCCAGCGGCGGACGCCGTACTGCTGGTATTGCAGAGCGTTTGCCGGTGCGCGCGGGTCCGCTACCGAGAACGCCCCGTTCGTGGGGCCGCTACGGCCGGCGATGGTGCCCATGCTGTCGTTCCAGCCGTGGACGCCCATGTAGCCGGCCTGATATTCCGGGACGATGATCAGATCGCGCAGGTAGCCGTCCTCGACGGCCAGGTCGTTCAGGCTGCGCCAGTCGCTGCCGGCTCGCACCAGAGCGAGGCGCACCCAGGTCTTCCACTGCAAGGACGGTACGCGGTGCATCGGGCCGGCGGCCTCGATATCGCCGGGCAGCGGCATGCGGCCGAGGATGTCGCCGACGGCGCGCAGGCTCTTCTTTTCCGGCTCGTACAGGAAGGGCGGCACTTTCTCGACGTGCCGCGCGACCAGCAGGAACCTTTTCCGGGACTGAGCCAGGCCGCCCAGCTCGCCGCAGTCGTGGGTAGTCTCGGCCACGGCGTAGCCGAACCCGCCGAGCAGGCTGTTGATCTGGTCAAGCAGGTGCCGGCCGCGGCTGGCGAGGCGTGGGACGTTCTCGAAAACGATCAGCGGCACCGGGTCATCAGCCCATGCCTCGCCCATCAGCCAGATGCAGCGCAGCGTCAACTCGTTCAGCGCCTGGTACTTCGGAGTCAGGCTCATCTTCTCCGACAGCAGGCCGCTGGCACCCTTGCAGGGCGAGCTAATGAACACGGCGTCCGGTCGGCGCCCGCCCGCGGCGCGGCGGATGTCCTCCGGGGTTGCCTCCCGCCAGCCCGCCGGCGGCTCCTTGCCGTGGAACCGCACGTACTGGTCGCGGGTGAAGAGGTCCAGCAGGGTGCCCGGGACACCGGCCAGGCGCTCGAAGTCGCGCAGTCCGGCCGGGTCTACGTCGATGCCACCGAGGCATTCCCACTGGGCCTCGACGTTGCCGACCCGAGGGCGCGCCCGGTTGAAGCCTGCGGCGCCGCCGCCGAGGCCGCAGCAGAAGTGGAAGTGGTAGAGGGTGCGCTTGATCATGCGGCGGGTTCCTTTTCGCGAACGTGAGGACGCACTGCGCAATGCGTGATGGCGCAGTGATGTTGTTGGGGCTAGAGTTGGGTGGCCCGGCATGGGGCCGGATCAAGGAGGAGTCGGTGAAGTTAATGCGAGTGTGGTGCGCCAGTTTGTTGGCTTTGGTTAGCTCAGGCGTGTGGGCTTATGGGGAAATTAACTCATTGCCCGGATCGCAAATCGTTGCAGCAGGCGATATCTCGCAAGTGATGTGCCCAATCGGCGGAAACTACGACTGCCTGACATGGCCAAGTAACCTGTACGAGCTTTCCAGGGAGAATCTGTGCTTCACCGCAGATGTTATGTGCGGTGTCTCATGCGAAGGATTTATTGCCCAGAAGAATGGAGTAAATACCCTTTACATTCTGAGTGGATTCTCAAAGTTAGATAGCTCGGACATCAAGCTTTACAAATGCCCTAGCAGTTTTTGACCGGCTCCTTAGTGTCGTGGAAGATGTCGAGCTGGGCCGAGCCTTTCGCCGCTTCCTCTGCCGCGGCGGTGACGCGCTCCAGTTCGTGGGCGATGCGAGCCTCGGCGATGGCAAGGTAGGGCGGCTCGCGCTCGATGCCGACGAACTCGAACCCTTCGCGTACCGCTGCCTTGCCAGTGCTGCCGCTACCCGTGAATGGGTCGAGCACCTTGCCGCCCGGCGGAGTGACCAGGCGCACCAGGTAGGCCATCAGGTCCGTCGGCTTCACCGTGGGGTGGTTGTTCTGGCTGGTCTTGTCGGTGCCATCTGACTGGAAACTGCCAGGGTTCTGGCTCCCGCTGGACCAGTGCGGCGGCTTGCGCTCCATGTGCTCGCAGCCTTCGTTGCGGTCTTTCCTGCTGGCCTTGGCGCAGTAGAAGAACCGGGCGGCGCTCCCACTGCTCGCCTCAATATCCCGAGAAGTAGTGTTGCCGCCGTAGGTGCCGTAGCAAACGCTGCCAGGGCCATCCTGAGCAGCGCGCTGCGTCCCTGACTTCATCGCCCCACTGGTCGACTCGGGGAACAGCGCCACCACTTCTTCGCTGCCGTCATGGATCAGGTTCGCGGGCCAGCGGCCTGCAGCATCGCCGCCGCGCGGCCCTGGCTTCATTGCGAAGTTGGTGCCGCCGGTTTCAATGTAGCGACGCTCGGCGCTGGCTTCGCCGGACCATGTGCGTGGTACATGCTCGTCGTGCCGGCAGGGAATTCCGCCAGAACCGGCGCGCAGAGCCTCGTCGGTTGGGATGCGACAAGCGTCGATATTCAGTGCCCCGGTACCGTGCGCCAGGACGTTCGCCGCGACCGTGCCCACCAGCGGCTTGCGCGCCACTGTGATCGGCTCCAGTGCGGGCTTGAGGGCGGTTCCCCAGCCTTGCCGGTCGCCGTCGAGGTTCTTCGACTTCGGGAAGCCAGACCCGTATACCCACGCGATCATGTCGCGGATCTCGAAGCCAGCGTCCTCGATGCGCAAAGCCATCCGGTGTTGCGTGCGGGTGCCGGCGAACGCCAGCAAATAGCCGCCTGGCTTCAGCACGCGAAGGCATTCGGCCCAGACCTCAACCGGAGGCACGTCGCTATCCCATTTCATGCCCATGAAGCCGCCAGCGCCGTTTCCGGTTCCGATGCGAGAGCGGCCGTAGGGGCTGTCGAGATTGATCGAGGCGACCCCAGTTCCGCCTTTCTTGTTCGTCGTCAGCCCGTAGGGAGGGTCGGTGACAACACTGTCGAAGCTGTTGTCGGGGAAGGTTTTGAGCACCTGCAGGCAGTCGCCAAGGTGCAGGGTGTAGGGAAGGTGATCAGGCATCGTCAGTACTCGGTGAACAGGCACTGGACGCCGCCCTGCCTGACAGGGCGGCCCACGAGGCATGGTTGAATCACCCACAGGGCGGCGTCCGGTGCTTGCTGGAAGAGAAAGCGCCCCGGGTGGGGCGCTGTATCGAGGGTCAGGCCGCAGCCTGGTGCTGCTGATCGGCGAGTTGCCCGGCGTCGATCCAGACCGCCTGTAGCCAGTCCGGCGTCTTCGCCATCGGTTCCTTGAGCGTGCCGGCAACAATCAGCGTGTCGATCTCGCCGCCGGCGGCCAGGCTCTGGAACAGCTTCATCGCCTGCTGAGTGCGAGCAGGGATATCCAGCACGTCGAAGCGATCCAGCAACGCCAAGCGCAGGCCGGAAATCGTCGCGATGGCCAGGGCGATGGTCGTGTCGCACCGCCAGCGCTCCGACTCGGACAGCAGGCCGTAGAGCCGGCCGCCGAAGGTCACGTCGATGTCCGCGCTGATCTCCACCGGCGACCAGCCGGCAATGCCTGCCAGGCGTTTCAGCGTGTCGTTCACCGGACCGATGGCGTCGGCGAGGATCTCCGCCGGAATGCCGGTCGGTGACAGCGCGTCGACCATGCCGGTCCACGCCACCACGTCCTGGTGCGCGGCCTGCGCTTTCGCGATCGAGGCCTCGCGCTGGGTAGCGGCTTCCAGGGCTTCCTGCAGGGCGACCAGCTTCGCGCGGCTCGCGTCGCGGGCCTGTCGCAGTTCGTTGATGGCCTGCTCGCCGTTGGCGATCGCCTCGGCGCTGGGCGCTTCGACGGACTCTGCTTCCAGGGCCTTGATCTGCTCGGCGGCGGCCAGGCACTCGTCCAGGTCACGCTGGCTGTTCGCGACGGCGCGCTGGGCGCTAGCCAGATACTCGCGGTACTCGGGCAACCGGCGGGCGGCTTCGGCATCGGCGATCTGCTCCGGCGGCTGGTGCACCACCAGGGTCCCGGCCTGAAGGTCGACCGCGCCCTGGCAGTGGGGGCAGGTCAGCGGCTGGTGCGGCACGCTGCCCGAGGAGGCCAGCTCGGCAGCCATGACCTTCTCGGACCACTCGTCCTGGTTCTGCTCGTCGGTGGTCAGCTTGTTCCGGCGGCGCGGCTCCAGGTCGACCAGCTCGCGCAGCTTGGCGATGCGCTGGGCGCGGCCGTCGGCAGCCTGGCGGGCCTGCTTGCTTGCGCCCAGGGCCTGCTGGGCCTCGGCCAGATCGTCCTCGAGCAGCTGCAGATTCTTACCGGCCTCGGCGACCTGGTCTTCGGTGACCACGGTGGCCAGCAACTCCGGCGCCCAGTCGACGGCCTTCTCGCTGCCGTAGTTCTCGCCGGTGATCGCCTTCCAGGCGCCTCGCGATTCGCTGGCGTAGGCCTTGGCTTGCTCAACCGCGGCCGGGAAGCCGGAGCGGAGCAGGGGCTTCACCTTCTCCACCAAGGCCGCGGCGTGGCCCTTGGCGACCAAGCGTTCCGCGATCTGGTTCGGGCTGGTGCTGGCACCGCTCAGGTCGAACAGCACCCGGCGGCGTTCCTTGGCATCCAGGCTGGCAAACAGGCTGGCGTCGAGCACGTAGGGCAGGAAGGGCGAGTCGGTGAGGGCAGAGCCCTTGCCGGTGGGGAGCTCCACGCCGCAGACCTGCACCTCGTAGGCCGCGTCCAGCCACTCGACGCGGGCCTCGCCCTTCTTGGCACCCTCGGTGACCAGCTGCGCCATGTCCTTCTTCAGCGAGACGCGGCCGGGCTTACCGGTGAAGGCGTGGCTGATGGCGTCGAGCGTCGAGCTTTTACCTGATCCGTTGTGACCTGCGATCAGCAGAACAGGTGCGGAGACTTCAAGACTGATGTTGCGGGCACCCTGAAAGTTGAGTATCTCGATTTTGCGGATTTTCATTACGCGATCTCCCGCGTTTTACCGATTTTGATGAGGTAGATGAGGGTTTTCGAGACGTTAAAGGCTCGCGCAAGCTGGGCCTGCGGTTCGCCAGCAGCCAAGCGCCTCTTGATCTCTCGAACCTGGTCATCGCTGATCCGGCAATTGCCGTTGGACTCGCCACGTCGGCCGCCGCCAAGTTGCTTCCCTCGCCCCTTCCGAACCATGTCCTGCATGTTTTCCAGATGGGTCCCAAGAAACAGGTGGTCCGGTCGAACGCACCGGGGGTTGTCGCAGCGGTGAAGGACGTGCAGGCCATTGTCGATAGGCCCGCAGTTGATTTCGTAGGATGCGCGGTGAGCAAGCATTGCCCCTTCCCGGCCGCCACGGCTGATTTCGCCGTAGCCGGTGCCGTTCCGGTAGCCGGTCCACAACCAGCAACTATCCGTTTTCTGGACCTTCTCCCAGAACCGCTCGCTGAGTGATCGACGCACTGTGCGCCGATCAATATCAGCAGAGCCGCTTTTCCGATTCCGGTGATAGTGCTTCTGGCAGAAACCGTTACCGTAGTGCTTGCCCGAGCAGCCCTCGATCGAGCAGATACGCATGGCTCACTCCAGGTCGAGGGCGATATCCCCCGGCTTCTTGACGATGCGGTAAGTGTTCAGCTCGCGGGATTCCTCGTTTTCCTGCTCGAGCACGATGACGCCCTGGTCTAGCAGTTGGAGAACGACGCGCTCGGCTTCCTCGGTGGTGAGAGCGAAGCGCGATTGCAGCCAGGCCGCGTCGAACACGTCCTTCTTGGTGGCGACGCCGATGGCGATCTCGCCCAGGGTGTGGCCGGCGAAGCGCTCGACGGTGAGTTGCGGCAGTTCTTGGAACTCGGCATCTACGACATCATCATCGGGCTGCTGCTCGCCGCCCCAGGCGCCGGGGTCTTCCATGTCATGGTCGCCGCCGTTCAGGTCCAGCGGGTTCTGGTCCGGATCCGCCTTCACGTCCTTCATGCCGTCGAGGAACTCAGCGGCGCCGCCGATGATCAGCAGACAGTCCTGGTGCACAGCACCAAAGAGTTGCTCCTGGTTCGGGCTGCTGGGGCTCACGGTGAAGACCGCTTTCACCTTGTCCTTGGCGGTGAAGGATTCGAGCTTGCCGTAGACCGTGTCGCGATCGCTGCCGGCAATGGTGTGGACCGCGATGGTGGCGGCATTCCGTACCTGGCGCTCCAGGCGGTCGATGATGTCCTGCTGCTTGGCCTCGGGAAGCTTCTGCCAGCAGTCCGGCATGATCCGGATTTCCTGGATCAGACCCTGCAGCAAGCTTTTGCCGAGGGTGTCGGCGGTCATGTTCATGAAGTGCGAGTTGTTGCTCATCGGGAAGGGTCCTATTCGTTGGCAATCCGCTCCAACTGCTCGAGTTGGGCGTCGCTGAGGTAGGTGTGGGCGCCGTAGCGCTGGAAGTTGCTGCGGAGGTCGGCCAGGAACTGCTCGTCCCAGTCCGTAGCGGCGTTGAGCTCGGCCGCGCCGAGTAGCGCGGCGAACTCCCCGACCTGGCCGTACCGTTCAAGGACAGTGAGGCTGGGCATGGCCGGTTACTCGAGGTTGAGCTCGTCGGTGCCGGTGTCCGGCTGCTGGCCCGGGACGGATTCGGTGATTTCGCCCGTCTCGGTGTTTACGCCGTCCGGGACCTGGTCCTGAGACTGGTCGTCAACAACGCTGTATTCGCCGGTGAGGATGGACGCGTTGTCCTGGTCCAATCCAGCGTCGGCGCGTTCGTCCAGGGTGACTGCGGTCTGCAACTCGATGCTGACCGGCAGGTACTTGAACAGCCGGCGGATGACGGTCTTCTTGGCCATCTCTTCGTAGTGGGTGACCCAAGGCCCGTTTCCGGATGCCTTGCTGGTGGCGCGTACTTTGTCGACGTCGGCCTTGCTCATGACCTCGAATTGCACGCCGCCGTCCTTCAGCTTGGCGACCGCGTAGACGTGGGTCATGACGCCGCGTTCACCTTCTCCCGGAACGTGCTGGACGTCCTCGTCGAGGCCGTAGCGATAGCTGAACTGGTCGTTCTGGTGCACGGTGCGCGCGGTGAGCGAAACGATCTGGCCGGAGCGCCGGGCAAGGTCAATCATCCCGCGGTAGCCGATGATCAACTGGACGTTCGACAGGCCATCTTTTGCCTTGCCGTTGCCGAACGGCAGCAGGTAGGCATGGCCGAGAGCGTTACCCGGTTCAAGGCCGAGCTGCGCGCATTGCATCACGGCGCCGAGGAAACTCTCCTGATTGCATTTCGCCAAGGCGGGTACTTTGCGGATCTCGGTCAGCGCGATGCGCGCGAGTCGGTCGGCGGTCATGTGCTTCGGAAGCGCCAGGGCCATCTGGGCTTTGATCTTCGGGTCAGTCATCAGGTGGGCCAGCGTTTTCGGCTGACCGTTGTTGGCGACATTGCCGGTCGCGGCGGCTTTCAGGGCGGTTGCGGACATGCTGGGCTCCGGTTACTTGAGGCGGAAAACGCGGGATTCGCTGGTCTTCTTGAACTGCTCGAACAGCGCGGGGTGGGCTTCCTTGAAGGCGGATTGGTCGAAGCGGTTGGTGGTCTGGGACTTCCACGTCAGTACCGACTTGCCGTTGACCGTGAGTTGGGCGTGGTCCTGCATGAAGAGCTTGATGCGCTCCTCTGCGGACTCGATCTCGTACTCCAGGCCCTTGGCCTTGGCTTTCAGTTCGCGCAGGCGGTTGAACACCTCCACGACCTTGCCATCGGCCTCGATGCTGGTTCCGGCGTCACGCTCGAACAGCCGGAGGATGTCGCTGACAGCGGTTGCTTCAGGCGGATCCAGGCGCTGGATGCGTCCCCAGAACTCGACCTCCTTCTCGCGAATCGCCGCGATGGTTTCGTTGTCCCGCTCGACGCGGTACACGCGGAAGTCGTCGCCGCCGATCAGCACGCCGAAGATGCAGACCTGGCGGCCGGTGACCATCAGGCCGTGCATGGCCTGGGCGGTGTAGTGGACTGGAATGGCATCGGTCTGGACCTCGCCCCAGTCCTTTGCCTTGAAGGGGCTGACCGTCTTGATCTCGATGTTCTCGCCGCTGGCGGCCTCGGCGTCTATCTCGGCAGCCATGAAGTTGTGCTGCTGGTCGCGGTAGCGGTTGCCGCGGCCGACGATCTTCAGGCCGGTCTCTTCGGCCAGCAGGTCGATGACGTAGGGCTCCATCCGCTGGCCACGGGTGAAAATCTTCTGCTTCGCCGGGTCGACGGGACCGGTGCGCGGCTGGACCTTGTCCAGGTATACGTCCAGCGGGGTGCGCCAGGGGCTGATGCCGAGGATACCGGCGACATCGCTGCCGCCGAGGTACTTGGTACGGTCAAGCGCGCCGACCGATGCGAGAGCTGCAGACATAGGAAGTCCTTGCCACTGTAGATGTGGCAGCTGTTAGATTGAGTTTTTGAAAAAGAGGTCAGTGATGCGGAAGGCAACGATCGTTACGGCGCCTGTTCCAGAGCGCGGTTACTACACAGCAACAATCGCGAATACCGGGCTCAGTCAGCGTGATAGCCTGGAAGAGATCATGCTCAACCTCGCGTCGGTGCTCGGTATCACGGAAATTCACAAGGCTCTTACCGCCGGATCGAGCTACATCTATGAGCCGCAGGGGAAGGCGGTTGGACATTACTTCGCGTACCAGAGCGCTACGAATACGATCCTCGATCTGTCACGTAAGGTTCTGGACGCTGAGAGGGCTAGAAAGAACTAGCTGTCGTTTGATTCGGAACAGGTTGCTCGCCGGTAATGTGGCCGGCGGTGGCAGGGCCGATGATCAGGAAGATGTAGAAGGCGGTCATGGCCAGGGCGCCGAGGAGGGTGGCTTTACGCTTCGCGTTCACGGCGCACCCCCAGGCACTTCCGGCCGCGCTTGATGGTCAGCGCCATGCGATGCGGCAGGTTCACCACCAGGGTCTCGCGCGGCAGGCCGAGCACAGCGGCGATATCGGCGCCGGCCGGCATCACCAGGTCGTCGAGCTGGTCGTCGATGATCGAGCGAACGGGGCGGGTGGTCATAGGTCGATGCTCCTCAGTTCCTGCTGTCTCGCATCCGCTGCGGCGTCGAGCCGGCGGCGCATGTCGTCGTATTGCCGGGTGCCGATGGCGTCCAGCGTGTAGGCCATCTCGATCTGGCCGCGCCATACCAACTGGTCGTGGCGCGGGATCACCGACCGACGCATAGCGACGATCGCTTCCTCGATCACGCCCTCGGCGCGCTCATTCGCCCAGGCCATCGTCGTCCTCCTGCTCGTCCTCGGGTTCCGGCTCCGGGTCCGGCTGGTCCCAGAGCGGGTCGACGGCACGGTCGTAAGCGAGTTGCGCGTTGCTGAAAGCCGCGCGGTTGCGGCGCTCGCGGTATGTCCACATCGGGATGCTCTCCGTGGCTCACCTGCATTCGGCAGCACCCAGGCACACGGCAGTCGTGCCCGGTGGGGCGCCGTGGTGGGTGCTCTCGAATGGATGTTGAAAAAAGCCCGGCCGGAGCCGGGCGAAGAGGGGGAACGCTGCATGCGCAGCGGGGAGTGATCTGGCCGGGATTCGAACCCGAAAGACTTACGCCAGCTTCGGCAGCGCTACCTAACTGGCCGCACCTCCTTCTGAGGGCACCCTGGTCCGCCGAGTGCAACCACAGACCACTCTCCGCTGCGCCCTGGCCGAGCCAGGAGCAGGAAAGAGAAGGGCGCCGCCAAGCGCCCTGTCTCCACTTACATGCACCGCCTTATGTGAAAGCGGTTGGGTACAGGCTCGACCGCATGTTGGCGATCTGCCGATTGAGGCTGGGCTACATGGTGAGATCCTCCGTTGTTCGCGCCGTTGGACCGGCGGGCGCTCGCCGTGGGTTAAACGCCCGGCAATAGGCCAGGCGCCGAAGTCAGGAGATCGCGGTGCAGGCCCGCAACGCCACCGGCGCCGACTGGCCTTCGATCCAGATAACCGCCGCCCCGCCAAGCGACACGCTGGCCCGGCCGACGGTGCGGGTGCGCTTCGGTTCGGCCCCGCGGTACGGCCGGTATTCGATCATCGCTGGCGCCGGGTGCTCTCGGTTCCAGGCCTCGACCAACTCCGCCGGCGGCACCGGCCGGACGTTGCCGATCTGCTGGTAGATCTCGGAGCGGTGGATGGCGACGTCGTCCGGGGCGGTGATGCCGAGGCGCACCTGGTCGCCTTGGCTGCCGAGGACCGTGACGGTGATGTTGTCGCCGATATGCAGGGTTTCGCCGGGGCGGCGGGTCAAGATCAACATGGCGTAACTCCGTTCGAGGGATTTCGAGAGCAACCGATCTATCTCGGTTCGCGGTGGTAGAGGTCGGTCGCCCGCATTGGAAACTGCAAGCGGGAGGGGGAAAGGGATTTATTTCAAATGAGAATTATGCTGCTGGTTTTTTGTTCTATGGGTGGTCTTGAGTATGACTACAATGAATCCGTGAGTTGGTGCGTATATATAGTTGCGAGCACAACAGGGAGGTTGTCGATATGGCGATTAGCTTCGAGCCGCTCGATGTTGAGGGCGTTGATTTTCGTGGGGTTGATGTTGTCGCTTATAAAGCACGAAAAGGTCGTGGAAGGTCGGGGGATATTAGGTTGGGAAAATGTTTCGGCGCAATAAGGTTGCTTGACAATAACAATGCGCGAATTGGAAAAGACCATAAGGCTTCAAGCACCCCTGCTGGATCAGCTGGGCTCCACAGCGAGCGGGTTGCCTTGGAGCGATGTGTTAGGGCCAATTGGGAGCCTCCGCTTACCAATATAATGATACTTGGCATGCAGAATTCTCCCGGCCCTATCGGAAAAGAACTCTATGCGCGAGGAGTCCGAACAATTATATGCTTCACGGAGCTTCCACCTTGCCCAGCCTGTTTGACTTGGTGGAAGGCGCTTGATAGTAAGTTTCACCCCGGCTCTATCAGGTTGCAGTACTTCAGTTGGTTCGAAGACTACTATGGAGGCAAGACGCCAGAGGAAAGGATGCTCGATGACTCTGACGGAAATAATAGAAACGAGCATGCGATAGAGGCTTTCAAGGCCTATCGAGATTCGTTCGAGGCTCCTACCAGATAGTCCTCGATCAAGAAATTTAGTATAAAGAGAAAAAGATGATGGGTTTTCTCATGAGGTATTATGCAATCTCTTATTTATCTTAGCCATGTTCAAGAGCAAGATACTTCCGGCTTGGTGGAGTTGTACACCAATCCAGACGTGCGTGCCTATTTAGGAGGTACCGTTGATCGGGAGGTTGCGGTGCGGCGAGCTCAGGTAGAAGTTTCAATCGAGAGAGAGCTTCCATTTTGGGCAATCAGAACAAGGCAAGGCGAGCAGTTTGCAGGTGTAATCTCGTTAGATACTCATCATGATGGTAATGACGTAGAAGTCTCTTACGCGTTGCTTCCAGAGCACTGTGGGATGGGGTACGCGACTGAGGCACTTACCCTTGCGTTGCAGTATGCAAGTGACACCTTGGCTTTGAAGAGGGTGATTGCTGAAACGCAAAGCAAGAACGATGCATCAATCCGCCTACTTAATCGCGTCGGTATGAAGTTTGAGCGAGAGATAATGCGCTTTGGTGAAGCTCAGAGTATCTACGTCACTGATTGGTAGGACAGGCAAGATTTAGCATCGTTACAGATACCGGTGCCTATTTTCATAGGCCTTCGTGCTGGTGTTCGTTGACTTCCCTTATGCCCCTGTTTCCAAGGGCATCGAGGAAATCGGTGTTGCTGGCCGGCGTTACGCGCCACGTCCGGCTGGGCGGCTACTTTCTCGGGGGACCTGAGGTCCCGACAGCCAGTCGCGGCTCTTCGCCCACTGGCTCTCCCTTGATCTAGGGCCATCTACGCTGCTGGCCACGGGGCGAGGCTCCCCCTGAACCCGTTTTGCCTATCGGCAAGGCCTTGGCTCGCTGCGGCCTGGCCAGCGGTGTGTTGCCGGCGTTGAAGAAAAAGTAAGCTAATGCCTAATTTTTGTAAATAGCTAATGCCTAATTTTTAAGTTTGCGCGCTAACTATCTGTAGGTGAGCGAGGCGGGATTGCAGATTTTTGAAACAGAAAATACTGTATGAATAAACAGTAATCGGAGGATGGCTGTGCAGAAGAACACCCAGGGGAAAGGACAGGTTTCGCCGGTAGAGAAGGTGCGTCTCCGGGTATCAGCGATGATCAGTAGCCCGCGGGCTCAGGCGGAGCGCCGGGCGTCAATCTGGAAGGCGCAGGGGGATTCGGAAGAGGCCTGGCAGCAGGTACTGGAGGAGTTGGCAGAAACCGATGGACTCGAGATGTCGCTGGGGGAGGATGGAGTGGTTACGCTCACCTGGGAGGCGGGAGACGAGGAGGGCGTTGAAGTGGTCGATGGGATTGAACTGGTGCAGGAGCCCGAAATGGTCGTCGAACGGCTGCACGGAGACCGGGTCTAGGAAATGTCGGGAGGTGATGGCTAACTGCCTTATGGGTATGATCAGCTTGGGATTTAATACTGCTACGGAGAGGAACATGAGGAAAGGGATAATCGTAGGGCTAGCTATATTGCTCATCGCTGGATGCGAGCAAGGTGACGCCAAGAGATCTGCCCAGCTTCAGGAGCAAGTAGAGCAGCTCCAATCTCAAGTTAAAACTTTACAGACTGCCTTAGATGAAGAGCGAAATGGGCCGCTTCGATTGCTGGCCAAAGGTCGTCAACAACTACAGGATGGCGATCTTCCAGCAGCCAAACAGACATTAGAGAGACTTATCAAAAAGTACCCTGAGAGGGCGGAAGCAGAGCAGGCCCGTCCAATAATTTCTGAAGCTAATCGTAGATTGGCTGAGGTAGAAACGCAGAAGAAGCTCGAGCAATCTCGTAAAGCTGAAGAGGAGCGACAGGCTTTAGCACGGCTCGATAAGAATCTTACTAAAAGTACAGATGAAATCCGCGAGATTACTTGGGTCTCTCATAAAACAGAGCCCATTCTTAGCAAGAAAATGTCTCTATATTTCGGAACCAGGAAGGGGAATGCTGCTGGGATGCCGTTGCGGCTGAAGTTTCAGTACTATGATGATGACTGGCTTTTTGTCAGGGGGCTAACCATCAAGGCTGATGATAAGGTGTTTACTCTGCCAGGGGTTGAGTTTAAAAGAGATAACGGCAGCGGAAGTATATGGGAGTGGAGCGATGAGCCAGTTAGTGACTTTGCAATGCTAGATGCGGTCTTGGCCGCTAAGAAAGTTATTATTCGATTTGAGGGGCAGCAGTACTACAGCGATTTTGTCCTTCCGAATGCTCAGAAGGTAGCAATGAAGGAGGTGCTATTGGCTTGGGAACGCTACGGAGGGGTTCGCAAATAGGATAGAGTTTCAAAATAAAGCCCCGCTTGCGCGGGGCTGTGCTTCAGTTACTCGATGGAGCGTCAACTATATCGTTGATCTGAACTTCTTTAATCTCATATCTCTTTCTTGATGGGATGTATCGTTCTATGATGGTTATATTCGCCCAGAAAGAGGTCTTCCCGTGTAATGTCGCAGGATCAATGAACTCATCCAGAATGAATCGGACCCGGTGATCAACTAGTCCGTTGATTGAACCGGCCCATCCCTTTTCATTGTTGTGCCTGTCGCTGGCATCCACAGTAACCTTTACAGAGTCATAACTCGCAGTTTTTTCCGTGGGTGCTGGTGGTTCGTAGTCCTCAGGCATTTTGTCAATAATGTCCCGGGCGATACTCAGTTGGGGCATTTCTGGAACGTCAATGGTAGCTTTTGGGTCTTGGGTCGCGGGTTTTATAACGTTGAAAGCGTCTTTTCCCAAGGTTTTCTGTTCAGGTATCTTCTTGATTGCAGCTTTAATCTGGTCTTCGGTGAAGCCAATATCTTGGCCAGCTTGTATAACCACGCTTTGGTAGGCAGTGATGGTGCTCGAAGGGTCAGTCTTTCCTGGCGATAGAACTTGAAATGCACCAATGGTCAAAAGACTGCCAACCCCGACGGCAACAATGTCTCTTACCACGCCTTTATCCTCGGTAAGTTCCTTGATCAACTGTTTAGCACGCTCGGCGCGCTCATCGGTTCTGCAGACGAACTTGATGATGAAGTCAAGGTCAAGACTTCCGCTCTCCAGACGCTCAACGAAAACTTGGGTTTCGGTGACTTTCACAGAGTCGAAACGATGCTCAACAAAAGTCGGAGTGCGCTTAATGATACGCTCCATCGACTTTAGGCTTTCGATCACATCCGGAATTGGAACAGGTTCCTCGGTTGTATACCGAAAGTGGTAATGCGTCGTTACGGTGAAATTTGCGCTATCGCCTGAACTACCCTTTGGATCCTTGGCGTCGCCTGCTGCGTCTGCGCTGGCCATATCTTACTCCATGTGCATTGCTTAGTTCTTGTACAGTGCCAGCGTGCCAACCCCATTGCTGAAATTCCCACCTGGCAGGCAATTATTCTAGAGCTTCCGAAAATTCCAGGCTCCCAGCACCTTGGCTTGGAAATGGACGTCCTCCATGCGGGCCTTCTGCGGCTCGAAGGACTTGTTGTCCGACACCAGCAGGTAGTGCTCGGCATCGTGGATCTGCACCCGCTTCACGAACAGGTGCTGCAGCCAGGTGAAGACGTAGACGCCTTCCTCGACGAAGTCGGTGATGCCCACGTCGACGAGGATCGGGGACTTGTCCTCGATGGTGCCCAGCATGCTCTGACCCCATCCGGTGATGATCTTGAGGTTGGTCGCATCGGTGTACTTCAGGCCGAGGTCATCCAACTGGACCTTGTCGACGACCAGATTCCTGACGAACTCGCGGTACTCGGTCGGCACCTGGCCGCCACCCATGGCTGCGCGCACGTCGTACTGGGCGATCGAAATCGTATTTCCTTTCACCAGAGTGGTGCGGTTGAAGTCAGCGTGAATCACGTTCGATGTCGTCGATTGATCGCCATCGAGAGACTCGGCTACTGCCTGCGCGATTTTCTCCTTAGCTTCGCCGCTCAGCCCTTTACCGTGGCGCTGGAGCATCTCCATCACCTTTTCCGCGGCCGATGAGCCAGGATGCTGCGTAGGTGGGCTACTCGGCGCAATAAGCTCCGCCTCCTTTTCGCTTAATCCCCAGTGTTCTGCGCCAACGACGTCTGAGAAGAACGATATCAATTCGATCAGTTTCGCTTTATCGATCCTGCCGGTGTTGATCCATCCCTGGACAGAAGGGGGCTTCACGCCGAACTGCTCTGCGAGAGCCTTTTTCGACATGTTTTTGGCGAGTCTGGCGGCCTCAATAGCGGCGCCGAGTTGGGGTCCGGTAAGCATTGCCTAATTTAACGTCAGTTGTAGTGTGGTTAGGCAATGGCTTGCCTGTGATTAGCTAATGCCTTACTCTTTCTCCAACATTCCCCGGAGAAGAGACATGACTCCAGCAGAAGCAGTGCGCCAGGCCGCCGAGCTGTTGGGCAGTCGGGCCGAGTTGGCGCGAAAGCTCAATGTGAGAGCGCCCACCGTAAGTCAATGGTGTTCAGGCGTTCGACCAATCCCCGCGAAACGTGCAGTTGAGATCGAGGCGCTCACCGCTGGTCGGGTCCTCCGAAGCGAACTGTGCCCGTCGTTCCCATGGGGTGCGGCTGCCTGAACGCACCTTACTGGCCAGGAGCCGCCACGTCATGCGAACCAAGTCGCACACCTTCACGCAGTCCCAGCTTGGCCTGGTAATGCTCGCCAATCGCCGCGGGTCGGCCAGCACTGAGCTGTTCCTCCGCGTTACCGCCCAGATCCTGCCTGACCAGTTCTGCACACCACTACACGCCAGCCGTGGACCCCGGATCGGGTTCCTCCATTTCACGCTGGCCTCAACGGAGGAGGTGGAGGGCGTCACGACAGGAACGTACGAACTATCTCGACTGCTCGAGGCAGATTGTCCATGCCCAGGTCCAGTAGTCGCGTTGTCAGGTGTTTTATGGAATCGGCGGGCAGTCCTCGAAGCGCTTGAACAAGCTGGGTTTTCTCCTCCGGCGTCACCTGCTGATCACTCGCCTTGGCGAGACGTAGCTCGATCATCTGACGGAGAGAGTCCTCATGAAACTTGATCGTCACCGGCCCCAGGATTGCGCTCAGGCCGCCATCATCTGCCAGAAAGTCGATCCCCTTGGCTGTGATTTCCGCGTACAGCAGTTCGCGGCCTTCACTCAAAAATTCCGAGATTTTTGCCCTTGCCAAGCCGTGCTCGTGCAGGTAGGCGCAGCAGGCGGTGAGCATCTTGGTGTCGTCGAAGAGATCGGAGAGCCCATCGGTATGTACCGGATTGGGATACGCGTCCGCCAAGCGGTCCAGAACGGCTTTCTGAGTCGTGCGATCGATTTTCAAGTTTTCAGCCTCCTCGGCCATCGCGCTGTAAGGGGAGCCAGGGATAGCGCGGTCATCCGTGCGTCATGGCGAAATGATCCTAACCGTGTGGGAGACGCAGTGCATGCGGAATGAGTCGCACACCCTGATTTCCACGCTGCTCGGCGTGGTGAACCAATGGCGCCGCCGAGAGGGGTGGAGCCGCGAGACCGTCGTACAGCACATCGTGGAGGCGCACGAGCGCATCCAAGGAGCGCTGGTCACCGGCATCGTCTTCGACCCGCCAACGCGCGATACAACCGAGCGGATGAAGGTCAACGCCGACCGCGTGTTCCGCTGGCTCGACGACGGAACCAAGGACACCAACCTGGTGCCGGCGAACTTCGTACCCAGCATCCTCGCCGCGCTGCCGACTGACCTGAAGGTCCAGGCCCTGGGCGACATCCTGACGCCTCTGGGCGTGTCGGTGCGCTTGATCGGCGGCGATGCCGGCCAGCGGCCGGAGGTGCTCTGCATGCTCCGAACACTCATCAAGGAGAACGGTGAGGCGCAGCAGGCTGTTGCCAACCTCGTCGACGGCGCCGATGACCAGGAACTGCAAGAGGCCCACCGGGAGCTCTCCGAATCCAGGGCTGCGACAGATGAGGCGCTGCGGATGATCGACCAGATGCGCCGGCCGCGCCTTGTTCAGGGGTAGCCGTGCCGTCCTTCCAGATCAACGACGAGGAGTGGGATGCGCTCTTCGACGAGCCGCATCAACTGCTGATGCGTATTGGTGGCTACTTCGGCTTCGGTTCCAACTTCTGGACGACCTTGAGGGTGGGTCGTTTGGGCTGGTTCGGCGCTCCACTACTGCGCGGAAACAGCGAGTTGAAGTATGGAGTGGGGCAGGAGCCGTCGATGAGCCCGCATAGCCGGCGAGCATTGTTCTCGAAGGCGTCGCTGCGAATGAGTTCTGTCGAGTTCAGCGCGTCGTGCACAGCCTGGTGGAACCGGTTCGTGGCTTCAGGCTGCGTAGCCATAACGGCCTGGAGCAGGATCACCAGCAGGTCGTTGGCGGCATTGGCTTCCTCCAGGGCACTCGATGCGACATCGTATGCGAGTTGGATGTGCAGATCGGTTTCGTCGTCCACTGCTGCTGTACTCCGATTGGGATCGCCTGTGGCCGGAGTGTGCCATAGGTCGTTGGTTGCCCGAAGATGACCGCTGTTCTACTCAACGATGCGGAGTGGGATATCCTTGCTGGTGAGCCGGCGGAGCTCCTGAAGCTCTATGTGGCCTTGAAGCGCCGTATGGACTTCGCCACTGGTATTGCCGGGCAAAAGACGCTCATCAACGAAATCGTGCTGCGCGAAGGGTTCGTTGTGGACCCGATACCTGGCCGCGCGAAACCGAAACCGTATACACGTGAGCAGGGGCGCTCAGCGGTTCGTCGCCTAGAGAAGCTTGGGGCCATCAAGGTCATCGGACCGCTCGTTTTTGAGTTCCCCCACGCGCGCCGGGACCAGTCCGACCAAAAGAGCTACAACCAAGCTACAACCAAGCTACAACCAGAGCAGCAACCTCCAAAGAGTCAGCCTGACCCCAGTGAATACGGGGGTTCTAGTGATTCGAAAGGGCAAGCTACAACCGGGTTATTTCTTGAGCAGGTGCCGAGCAGCAACCTACTTCCGGTATCCGGTAATAACCGTACCGTACCTAACGCGTGCGTGCGCGAATGCCCAGTCGATCCGGCCACTGCGGGACAGTGGTGCCAGTTCTTCATCCGCGAGCGCGGATTCCAGATCCACGCGGTGCAGACCGCCAGGACCATGCCGCTGTTCGCCTCTTGGGTCGAGCGCGGTGTCACCGCGGAACAGATGCTCGCGGCAATGGAGATCGCCGAAGCCAAGCTCGGCGCCCCGCCTGACTCCCCCCTGTACTACCGAAATTTTCTCGATGAACTCTTGCTGGAGCGCCACCGGATGGCAACAGCACCGCATGCGGAGCACCGCCATGAGCAAACCGATGGACGAAACGCCCAAGCACGTCAGCGACCCGCTGCACGACGTTCGCGCAACGCTGTTGACATCCTCCACGACGACGACTGGTGAGCCGCAGATCGAGAATCTAGTCGAACTTGACGCCCAGGCGCGCAGGGCGGTGAAGCGCGTGTTCGCCACCCTCAAAACCAGCTATCCGGCTTGGTACGAGAAGCACTACGGGGAACGTCGTGCGGAGACGCTCGCCAAGCGAGTCTGGCTGACCGGTATCAAGCACCTGAGCGACATGCAGGTCGACCGAGGCCTCCAGCGGATGGTGCTGGATCAGGACTTTCCTCCGAGCCTCAAGGAGTTCCTGCGGCTGTGCCGCAAGATCGACGGTTTGCCGAGCGCCGAGGGCGCCTGGTACGAAGCCTTGGAGCAGCGCTACAGCCACAAGGTCGTGAAGGTGGCTGCCGAACTCACAGGCCTGTTCGAGCTTCGTCGGGCCCAGTACGGCGACAAGCGACTTCGCGCTGAGTTCGAGCATAACTATGCCGTAGTGGTCCGACGCCTCGAGGCTGGTGAGCCGCTGGACGGAAAGGTCGCCAAGGCGATTGGCCTCGACAGCCAGAAGTCGGAGCTGCAGCGCGCCGATGAGCTTGCCGAGCAGCAACTGCTCCACCGGATGCAGGCCCAGGGGCTGGATGGTCTCAGTGGCGCCCAGGCGCGGGAACTGCTGCTGGCCAAGATGCGCCGGAAAGCGCCGGAGGTGCGCCGTGATGCATGACCTCCGCCCGGTGATGTTCACCGTACCCGGCGAGCCGGTAGGGAAGGGGAGGCCTCGCATCGGTCGCGTCGGCGCCCACGCCAGGATGTTCACGCCGGCGAAGACGGCGAACTACGAGGGGCTGATCGCGCACAGCGGACAGCAGGCGATGGCAGGTCGCGCGCTGTTCGAGGGCCCGGTGCTGGTCGAGCTCGACATCGCGCTGAGCATCCCTCAATCGATGTCGAAAAAGCGGAAGTCGCTGGCCCTGGCCGGCGGCCTGTACCCCACCAAGAAGCCCGACATGGACAACGTGATCAAAGCGATCTACGACGGCCTCAACGGCGTGGTCTGGAAGGACGACGTCCAGGTCGTGAAGGCGGTGGTGGGGAAGCGCTACGGCGAAACGCCAGGCGTGCGAGTGAAAGTCGTCCCTCTCCTCGAGGGCGAGCAGTGACTACAGGAAACTACATGGGAGAGTCGAAATGAGACTGATCAGCGCGCGCCAGGCTTGGCATGACGCCTTCTACGAGAGTCGGAGCTCAGTGCTGGCGGTGGCGGCCGACAAGGCCGCGCTGGGCAAGAAGGGGCGGGTGGCCAACGAGACGCACCCCGACCGCAAGGACACCAATGGGCGTAGCGCCCACATGCTGGCCGCCGGCCTGGTGCAGGCTGCCATCCGCTCGCTGCCGAAGCCGCTGCAGCACTTCGGCCACACGCTGTACTCGCCGCTGGCCACCGGTGACGACGTGGCGATCGCCCACGGCCTGGTCTGGATCGGCGCCGGCCTCGGCCAACTGACCCAGCGCCAGGGCGAGCGGGCCTACTGGATGGCGCTGGCGGCGATCAACTCGCACAAGCGGGCAGTGAATGGCCGCGACACGCTGCGCCCGGGCGAGGTATGCCTCTTCATCGAGGAGCGCCTCGGCTGCCGGATCGACCCCAGCCACTGGGCTCGGGACTACGCCAGCACCTGGGAGCGCCTGGCGCGCCACATCGACCGGCTCGACGCCCAGGCGCTGAGGCCGGTCGCCGAGGTGGTGGCGAAGCAGAGCGGCCTACGGAAGGGGCCGGGCTGGCGCTGGCATCAGGTTGACCGCGATACGGTGGCGGTGCAGCGCGCAGAGGCCTACGCCGAGCGCCGGGACCATCACCAGCAGCGCCTGGCCGAACGCCTGCGCGGGATGTCGGACCAGCAACTGGCGCGGTGGGCGGCGAGGATGAAGCGGTACGGGGAGGCATACCGGGAGGAGTGGGGCGAGGACATCCTGGAATGCCCCAGTGTCCATCAGCGCTACCATGACCGCGTGGCGGCCTACTGGGCCCAGCGGGAGCGCCTGAAACGGGTCGCTTGACGATTTGGCGAGCATTTGGGTATCGTTTTGCCATTGTGCACAGTTGCACCCAATCAACAGATTCCCCCGAAAACCCGGCCTTAGCGCCGGGTTTTTTCGTTTCGCCCCGGGAACGCAGTGCTACCAGCAGCACGTTTTACTTTCCACCCTCTGCAATGTGTATGGCCACGTCGATCGTGCCTTGGTGGAAGCCACTATTTGTCCCCGGGGCGGTTTGCTCTTGGATCTTCTTTTTGAAGGTCTCAACATCCAAGTTGCCTGAGTTCCGCAGCGCGGCGATCAGCGCGTTGAGGATTATCGACTGGCTGTTCGCGACTTCGTTGTTCATATCCACTCCTGTCGTTGTCCGCTGGAGTAGGCATTCTAGCGCTTAGGTTCGCGTCTAGGCTGATTCACCTCAGGAGTAATAGGTATGGCCGAGCCAAGTGGTGCGGTAGCAGCAGCCGGCGCCGTCGGGCTCACTGCCACCGCGATCATCCCCGGAGTCGACGTCAATGCTGTGATCGGCGGCTTCGCCGGCGCGCTGCTGTTCGTGCTCTGGGCTCACGACCTGACCATGGCCAGGCGCCTCGGCTACCTGCTGGCTTCTTGGGTGGGCGGCTACTACGCCGCCACCGAGGCTGTCGGGCGGGGCGCGACCCAGTTCTCCGGGCTGCCCGCCCTGGTCACCGCCGCGCTGATCGTCACCATCCTCATCGGCGTGCTCGACTGGATGATCGGTGGCCGCGCGCCGGCATGGCTCCAGATCGTTCTGCAGCGCATCGTCGGCATGATCGGAGGCCGGAAAGATGGTTGACCTGGTGACCCTGGCGGCTGCGGCCGTCTGCGGCGCTATCAGTTGCCGCATCTTCACGTACCAGCGCCACGGTGCCACGTACCGGTTCGGCGTCTCGCTCTGCGCGTACATCCTTGCCGCTGGGACCGGCATGCAGGCGCTGTCGATCACCCTGGCCGTGCTGATGGCGCGCCACGCAACGCCGATATCGCCCTACCTGCTGGCGGTCCTGGTTGTGCTGCTGGTGCTGGTCTACCGCAACAAGGGCAACATCGCGCCCATCCTGAGGCTCAGTTGAGGTGATCCATGGCGCTGACCAAGAAACAGCGCCTGTTCGTCGACGAGTACCTGATAGACCTCAACGCGACGCAGGCCGCAATTCGGGCCGGCTACAGCACCCGGCGCGCGACGGAGATTGGATATCAACTGCTCCAGCGGCCGGAGGTTGCCCAGGCCATCCAGGCCGCCATGGCCGAGCGTTCGAGGCGCACCGAGGTCGAGGCTGACTACGTGATCCGCCGGCTACGCGAGATCGACGAGATGGACGTGCTCGACATCCTCGAGGACGACGGTTCGTTCCGGTCGATCCGCGATTGGCCCCGGGCCTGGCGCCAGTTCCTGTCCGGCATCGAGATCGCCGAGTTGTTCGAGGGCCGCGGTGACGACCGCCGCATCGCTGGCGTGCTCCGCAAGGTCAAGTGGCCGGACAAGCTCCGCAATCTGGAACTGCTGAGCCGGCACGTCGGCACCGAGTCTGCCGCGCTGGACCTTGAGTTGAAGCGCCTGGACGTGGCGAAGAAGCGCGCCGAGCTGGACCAAATGAAACGCGGAGGTCAGGCCGACACGGCGGAGCTTCTGCAGAGCCTGATTGAGAAGCTGCCGGGATGAGCACTGGAAACCTGTTGCTCGATCGGCAGCTTGCGCGCTGGTACAAGCTCAAGGACCACCCCGTACAGCTGAGCCTGGTCGAGGCGGTTCGAGAGGGAATTCGATTCCCTCTGGTGCCCGCTGGCCGCCGTAGCGGAAAAACAGAACGGTTCAAGCGTTTCCTCGTGAAGCAGGCCTATGCAGTTGTTGGGCAGTACTTCGCTGCAGCGCCGACGCACGCCCAGGCCAAGAAGATATTCTGGGATGACCTGAAGGCCTTCACGCTGTCATGCCTGCACCCGCGCAAGCCGAGCGAGTCCGACCTGATTATCTACCTGCCCAATGGCAGCGAGATTCATGTCCTTGGTCTGGACAAACCACAACGTATTGAAGGTATTCCCTGGAAGGGCGGCGGTATCGACGAGTTCGCGGACGTCAAGCCTGATGCCTGGGAAGCCAACATCCTTCCGGCGCTGAACACCGTGAATCCTCTGGAACCTGACTACCGGGCCTGGTGCTGGTTGCTCGGGGTGCCGGATGGCCTGAACCACTACTACGACCTTTGCATGAAGGCCGAGGCCGGTGGCGACCCGAATTTTCGTGTCTTCCACTGGAAGTCTGCCGAGATCTTGCCACTCGATGTCATCGCTGCGATGAAGCACTCGATGTCGGCCAAGCAGTTCAAGCAGGAGTTCGAGGCCTCGTTCGAGACAGCCGGCGGCCGCATCTACGAGGACTACAGCAAGGCCAATCACACAGATGCGCGGATCGAACCGCACGAGCAGCTGCTGTGGATGCATGACCAGAACTTCACACCGCTATCCTCGGCCATCGGTGTGCGGCGCAACAACGGCCAGGACCTGTACTTGCTGGATGAGATCGTCCTCACCAGTGCCGTCTCCAAGCAGTCCGCCCTGGAGTTCGTCGATAAGTTCAAGGCCCACCAGAACAAGCACGTGCTGATCTACGGCGACCCGGCCGGCCAGGCCGGGGAGAAGCACGGCCACGCCTCCGACTACACCGATATAGAGGGCGTGCTGAAGGCGCACGGTTGGACCTTCACCCGCAAGGTGAAGCCGTCGCACCCGGCCATCAAGGACCGCCAGAACGCAGTTCGGGCCAAGGTCAGGACCGCCGACGGGACCATCAGCCTCTTCGTCAATCCGCACACCGCGAAGTGGTGCGATAAGGGCTTGGCCACTGTTCAACTCCAGGAGGGATCGACCTTCCAGGAAGATCAGAAGAACAAGTACCAGCACATCACCACTGCTATCGGCTATTGCGTCGATGTCGAGTGGCCTGTCGTCAAGCAGTCCGCAACTGTTACCACCCTGAGGTTCTGACCATGAGCGATTCCGTTTGCCAGTGCTGCGCCGTTGTCGAGGAGATGCGCGAGCACTGGAAGCTGATCGATTGCATCAAGGGCGGCACCTCGGCCTTGCGCGAGGCGGGGGAGGCGTATCTGCCCAAGCGGCAGCTCGAGACGAGGGAGGATTATGAAGCGCGGCTGAAGCTGGCGACGCTGCACCCCGCGTTCGAGGAAACGGTCGGCGCCATGGTGGGGAGAGTGTTTGCGAAGCCGGTCGTGATCGGCGATGACGTGCCCCAGGAGGTCGCCGACCTGCTGACAGACGTGGATACGGAGGGACGTGACCTGCAGGTGTTCGCCCAGGACTGGTTCCGCGGCGGGCTGGAGTATGGCCTGAAGTTCGCCCTGGTCGAGATACCGCAACGGCCAGAGGATCTGCCGAACACACGGCAGGCCGAGCAACAGGCCGGCTTCAGGCCCTATGGGGTGCTGATCGAGCCTGGCCAGGTGCTGGGGTGGAAGACCGGCAAGGTTGCTGGTATCGACAGCCTGACCCAGTTCCGCTTCCGGACGTGCCGGGTGGAGGAGGTGGACGAGTTCACCGACGAATCCGTTGAGCAGATCCGCGTGATCGAGCCTCACCGGCATCGCGTGTTCGAGGAGGGCAAGGACGGATGGGAGATGGTGTCGGACACGCCGAACACGCTCGGCTTCATTCCCTTGGTGCCGTATTACACCGCGCGTACCGGGTTCCTCACGGCAAAGCCACCGCTGCTCGAACTCGCCCACCTGGTGGCGAAGCACTGGTGGCTCCAGTCCTCCCTGGACAGTCTGGTTGATGTTGCCTGCGTGCCGATCTTGGTGATGACTGGCGTCGACTCCGGCGACGAACTGGCCATCGGCGCGCGCTCCGCTGTGAAGTTGCCTCGGGAAGCCGACATGAAGTACGTCGAGCACACCGGCGCCGCCATCAAGACCGCGCGTGAACAACTTGACTCACTGCAAGAGGAGATGCGGCAGGCCGGTGCGAAGCTGGTGGAGAAGTCCACCCAGGTCATGACTGCGAAGCAGTCTGGTGAGGAATCGGCGAAGGAGACCAGCAAACTGGCGATGATGTGCCAGGGCCTGCAGGACAGCCTAGTGCTGTTCCTGTCGTACTTCTCCCTCGCACTGAACAACCGCGCCGAGGGCGGCACCGTGCAGCTCCAGCCGAATCTCGACCCGGATTACGCTCCGGCCGAGACCATGGGTGTGCTGCAGCGCATGCGTGACGGCGGCTCGTTGTCAGACCAGACCCTGTTCAACGAGGCTCAGCGCCGCGGCATGCTTGCCGAGGACCTGAACTGGGAGTCGGAGCAGGAGCGGATCCGCAATCAGGAGCCTGCGATATGACTCGCTTGGAGGTGCTGCTGGCGGAGCTGTATACCGACCATGGTATCGATCTGATCAGGACCACGGCAGGCATGTCGAAGGAAGTCGAGGAGAAGATTACCGAACTCGCCGAGGAGTTGGTGAAGCTGCTGCAGGGCCGCCGGTTGCCGCTGAAGAACGTCAAGGAGGTCAACGCGATCCTCGACGAGGCGGCCAAGGCAATCAAGGCGCAGTACACCGAGATCGCTGCAGCGCATGATGCCAATCTGCGGCAACTCGCGGTCATCGAAGGAGGCTTCGCGTCGAGCTCAGTCAACAGCCTGGTGAGCCGGCCAATCATGCTCGGCGTCGGCAAGAACCGACTCAGCGCCGTGGTTGCGAATACGCTCATCGAGGGCGCGCCTACCAAGCAATGGTGGCTCAAGCAGGCTGCGGATGTGTCGTTCCGGTTCGCCGGTGTGGTGCGCAATGGCTTCGTGAACGGCGAGACCACGGAACAGATGGTCACCCAGATCGTCGGCCGCCGGGCTCGGGGCGACCAACCGCCGGTGAAGGGCTTCATGGATGTCAGCAAGCGCGCGGCTCGGACCTTGGTCCACAACAGCGCCCAAGCGGTGGCCAATGGCGCCAGGATGGAGGTCTACAAGGCCAATTCTGGCGAGAATGGCCCGGTGAAAGGGTATCGCCAGCTCAGCACCCTGGACTCGCACACCACTGAAATCTGCATGGTCTACGACCAGAAGACCTGGGATCTGCAGTTCAGACCTGTGGGGCACTCGCTGCCGTACAAGCAAGGTTGCCCGCGGCACTGGGGGTGTCGCAGTGCCACTCTGCCTTGGCTCAAGACGATGCGTGAGCTAGGTATCGACGTCGACGAGGTGAAGAGCACCCGGGCGTCGATGGACGGCCAGGTGCCGGCCAGTCTGAACTTCGAGACATGGCTCAAGGGTAAGTCGAAGGCCTTCCAGGACGAGAAGCTGGGGCCCGGCCGCGCCGACCTCTGGCGCCGAGGCGTCATCACCTTGAGCGACCTGTTGGACCAGCGGGGCAACCCGCTGAGCCTGGCACAACTCAAGTCGCTGTACGCGCCCGACTGATCTGATCACCAATTCGTGTAGGCCCCGGCAATGTTCGGGGCTTTTTTATGCCTGCGTTTCGGATGGAGCGGGGCGCCTTCCGGGCCGGATGGCCCATCGCAATGGCCGGATGGCCGGAGAAAGACGAGATGAAACTGAAGACTGTCGAAGTCGAAGGCAAGCAATACGCCGAGGTCCAGGATGGCAAGCCGGTCTACGTGGAAGATGACGGTAAGGAGATCGCGTTCGATGCGGTTGGTACCCGAGCCACCATCACCCGCTTGAACGGAGAGGCCAAGCAGCACCGCGAGCGGGCGGAGAAGGCCGAGAAGATCGCAAAAGACTTCGAAGGCATCGAGGACCCGGCCGCAGCGCGTAAAGCCCTGGAAACCGTCGCCAATCTCGACGCGAAGAAGCTGGTGGATGCCGGCGAGATCGAGAAGGTGAAGGCTGAAATCGGCAAGGCCTACGACACCAAGCTGACCGAGGCCACCACGCGCGCGGAGCAGTTGGAGCAGCAGCTCTACGCCGAGAAGATCGGCGGCAGCTTCTCCCGCTCGAAGTTCGTGGCCGACCGCCTGGCTGTTCCGGCCGACATGGTGCAGTCCGTGTTCGGCAAGCACCTGAAAATCGAGGACGGCAATGTCGTGGCCTACGACGCCCACGGCAACAAGCTCTACAGCAAGGCCCGTCCCGGCGAGGCCGCCGACTTCGATGAAGCGCTGGAGATTCTCGTCGACCAGTACCCCTACCGCGACCAGATCCTGAAGGGCTCTGGCCACTCCGGCGGCGGAACGCCCCCGAGCGGCAAGCCCTCCGGCAGCACGGCCAAGTCGCTCGCCGACTGCAAGACCGAGGCCGAGAAGGTCGCCTACCTCGAAACGATCAAGTAAGGAGGCCACATGGCTTTCGATCTCGCTGTATTCAACAAGCAGACCTACACGGCTCTGACCGAAACCGTCGCCCAGGCGATCGACAAATTCAACCAGGCATCCGCCGGCACCATCGTCCTGCAGAACGCGCCGGCGCAGGGCGACTTCGACATCAAGGCCAGCTTCAAGCTGATCGCCAATCTGGTGCGCCGCCGCAACGTCTACGGCAACGGCGACGTGGCTGCGACTCGTCTGACGCAGTTGCTCAACGCCGCGGTGAAGGTCGCCGCCGGCACACCACCGATCGAGTATGAAGCGGCCCAGTACAACTGGGTGTTGCAGAACCCGGCGTTGGCGGCCCTGACCATCGGTGAGCAATTGGGTAAGGCACGTGTCGCGGACATGCTGAACACCGCCATCCGCGGCGCGGTGGCTGCAATCAGCGGTCACACCGACGCGACCCATGGCAGCGCCACCGAGACCGCAACGTTCCGCACCCTGAACAAGGCGGCGTTCAAGTTTGGTGACCGTGCCAACGCCATCGCGGCGTGGGTGTTTCATTCCAGCGTGGTCAGCGATCTCTACGACAACGCTCTTGCGAACGCCGAGAACCTGTTCACCTACGACGGCGTGAACGTGATGCGCGACCCGTTCGGCCGTCTGTTCGTGGTGACCGACGCCGACTCGCTGATCGTGCCGGCCGGCGCCGACCCCGAGGCAAACCCAGCTTCGTTCCGTTCGCTGGGCCTGGTGCAGAGCTCGGTGCTGGTGACCGGTAACAACGACTTCGACGCTGTTCTGAACCGCACTACCGGCAAGGAGAACCTGGGTTCGGTCTACCAGGCCGAATGGAGCTACAACCTGGGCGTGCTCGGTTACACCTGGAAGACCGGTACGGGCGGCGCTTCGCCGAACGATACCGCGATCGGCACCGCGGCGAACTGGGAGCGCACCGCCACCAGCGTCAAGGACACCGCCGGCGTTCTGGTGCTGAGCAAGTAACCGCAGAGGGGCCGCCAGGCCCCCTTTTCATGAGGTGGACAATGACCAAGAAGATTCTGTGGTTCGTAGCTGGCCCGGCGACCGCGGACCAGATGGAGTTCGCCCAGCGCAATGGGCTGACGATTCGGGATCCGCTCGCCTATCGCCAGGGTGACTTCCTCGAACAGGCCGATGCGGTGGCTGGCGAGGTACCGCGGGCATACTCGGCGGCCTACGACCTGATCGAACTGCAAACCATCGGTGCTGCGAAGGCTCCGGGCATCCATGACGGCGAGCCCACCCTCGACGAAATCAAGGCTGACCTGAAGGCCATCGGCGTTGCGTTCGATGGGCGCGCAGGCAAGGCTGCGTTGGCGAAACTGCTCGCCGAGGCGAAGGCGGCCCAGGAGCCCTCGCCGTTGAACGACGAGCAGGTGCTGGCGCGTCTCGTTGAACTGGGTGTCGAGGTGCCGGAAGGCGCCACGCCCGATTCGCTGCGCGAGCTCCTGAAGGCGACCGAGGAGAAAGCCAATGGCGGTGGTGACTGAGGGTGACAGCGCCAACAGCTACGTCTCCGTCGACCAGGCTACCGAGTATCACGCTCAGCGCGGCAATGCTGCCTGGGCGTCAGCCTCCAATGACAGCCGCTCCTCGGCACTGATCAGGGCGACCGACTACATCGACCGCAGCTATCAATTCCGAGGCTCGAAGGTCGACCCGGACCAGCCGCTGGAGTTTCCACGCACCGGCCTGGCCTGGCCGAACCGGAAGCTGCAGGCCGCAACGTGCGAACTGGCCCTGTTGGCGCTCGACGGGCCGCTGGACACGGTACAGCAGGCCTCCGCCGTGAAATCCGAGACGGTGGGGCCCCTCACCACGGTCTACGCCGATCCGGTGAACCAGGGGCAGCCGCGCTACGTTGCAGTGGATCGGCTTCTGGAGGCGCTGATCGTCGGCGGCGGCATGTTCAACGTCAGGGTGTCGAGGATGAGCTGATGGCCGATATCTACGACCGTTCCCGGGCGATGGCCATACGCATGCTGGCACCGCGGAGTAAGGGCGGTAAGGGGCTTGAGCTACGCCTGACCAAGTTCGAGCAGGGCGAGTACGACCCGGCGACCGGTGGAAGTCCAACCATCGAGCGCCGCTTCGATGGTTCCGGCATGCGCCAGGACTACGATGTGCGGGTTATCGATGGCTCGCTGATCCAACAGGGTGATGTCGAGATCATCATGTCACCAGTGCAGCTCGGGGGGCAGGACATGCCGGCGCCGAGGAACGGCGACCGTATCGAGTTCGACGGCGAGGCCTTCAAGGTGGTGACTGCGAAAGCCTGGAATTATGCCGGCCTGGACATCGGTTTCGTCGCGCAGGCGAGGAGGTAGCGCATGGCCCGTGGCTCTCGCATGCGTCAACGCCACTCAGGGCGCCAGGGCAGCTTCGCTGCAGCGGTGGCGCAGTTCCGCGACCAAGCCTTGGCTGCCGGCGATGCGATCTACCAGCGGATCATGTTGGACCTGTCCGTCAAGGTGATCGAGAAATCTCCAGTCGGTGACCCGGAGCGGTGGGCCGCGAACGTCGCCTACCGCCAGCGAGCGAGTGCTGCGGCGGACCGCTACGACGAGAACGTTGCGATTCGCAACACCCTGATCAACCTGAATCCGAGCAACTTCACCAGGAACGGGAAGCTACGTCGAGGCGTGAAGCACGCGAAGCCGCTGACCAAGGCGGAGCGTGACCAGAACTTCGACGTCAACGGGATGGTGGTCGGGCGCGGGTATGTTGGCGGGCGCTTTCGGGCCAACTGGCAGTTCAGCATTGGCACGGCCGCACAGGGGGAGATTGATGACGTCGACCCGACTGGCAGCAAGGCAATTTCTGCAGTGACCGCTGGGGTCCAGCCGCTGAAGCTCGGTGATACCGCCTACCTGGTGAACAACCTGCCGTATGCGGTACCGCTGGAGTACGGGCACTCCAGCCAGGCGCCGGCTGGCATGGTCCGGGTGACCATCGCCGAATTCCAGCAGATTGTGGAGGCCGCCGTCAGGGCGAACCAGGTATGAGTCACGAGATCATTCAGCAACTGTTCGAGGCTCGCCTGGACGTCTGGGCGAAGGCCAAGGGAATCCCGGTCGCGTACCCGAATGTGGCGTTCGAACCGACGCCGGGTGCCATCTATCTGCGCTGCTTCACGCTGCCCGCTGGCACTACCAGTAGCGACTTGGGCGGCTACCACCGGGGCTTCACCGGTGTGTTCCAGATCAGCATCGTGGTCCCTGGTGGGCAGGGCACCGGCGTTGCCGCAGACATCATCGCCGGGTTGGGTCAGCAGTTCCCTCTCTACAGCGAGTTGTCTCGCCCCGGTTTCTCTGTGCAGGTGGTGAGCCCACCAGCGCCGGGACCCTGGATATCGGGGGACATCGCCGATACCAAGCCAGTCTCCATCGGCTATCGCGCCGACATCTTCTGATCGCCCGCATGGGCACACCAGCACCCGCCATGAGCGGGTTTTTTCATTTCCACACGAGGAAAACTCCATGTCCGCAAGCCTCCCCAACGGCGCGCTGCTGGCCATTGCTGCCACCTACGGCCCGGCTATTCCGATTACCGCTGTCTCCAACGCCAAGCCAGCGGTTGCTACCGCAGATGCTCACGGCCTGCTGGTCGGTGACGTCGTGTCGCTGGTGTCCGGCTGGACTGGCCTGAACGGCCGAGCCGTCAAGGTCGCAGTTTCCACCGAGGACACCTTCTCCCTGGGCAATATCGATACCACCGATGTGATCCGCTACCCGGCCGGCGGCGGTATCGGCTCGGCGAAGAAGGTCCTCACCTGGCAGCAGATCCAGCAGGTGATGAACCCGACCACCTCCGGCGGCGAGCAGCAGTTCGTCCAGTACCAGTACCTCGAGGACGATGACCAGCGCCAGTTGCCTACCTTCCGCAACGCGCAGTCGTTCTCGATGCCGATCGCCGACGACCCCAACTTGCCGCAGTGGGCGGTGATTGAGGCGGCGGACCAGAGTAAAGCGCTGCAGGTGATCCGCCTGACGCTGCGCAACGGATCGGAGGTTTTCTACAACGGCTACGTCTCGGTCAGCGACACCCCGACCCTGAACGTCAACGAAATCATGACCCGGACCCTGACCATCGCTCTCGATGGCCGCCCGGTTCGCTACAACCCGGCCCCCTAAGGAACTGTCATGGCGAAGAAGTTCAGCATCGCGCAGGCCCCCACCTTCGAATCCAGTGTGGAGATTCCCCGCCTCGGCGGGGAGTCCATCAAGGTGCCATTCACCTTCAAGTACCTGGATCGTGAAGCCCTGGCTGACCTCTACAGCAGTTGGGGAGAGCGGTTCGAGCGCCTGGTCGAGGAGACTCGCGAGCAGTCTCTGGAAGCGTTCACCAAGGCTCAGATCGACCTCCAGGTCGAGCAGGTACAAGCCGTTGTGGCCGGGTGGGGGTTCGACGAGGCGTTCACCGAGGCCAACGTCCGGCTGCTGGTGTCCTCCCTGGTCAGCGTGCCCGAGGCCATCCTCGAGGCCTACCAGAGCGCCTACAGCAGAGGGCGCTTGGGAAACTGAAGCGCGCCGCACAGGAACTCTATCGGCCTGTAGCCAGCCCTCAGGAGCTGGCGCAGTTCGGATTGTCTCCAGATGACTTCGACGAAAGCGACGAGCAGATGGAGCTTTGGCCCTGCAACTGGACGGCATTCATCGTCTTCGAGGCGATGAGCACCCAGTGGCGGGTTGGCATGTGTGGCGCAACAGGCCTGGACTACACCGCATTGCCGGTGGTGATGCAGATGTGCGGCGTAGCCGCTGGTGAGCAACCCGCGGTATTCGCGGATATCCGGGTGATGGAAGACGCTGCGCTGAAGGCCTTCCGCGAGCAGAGGGAGTCGGGATGAGCAACTTCGCCGAACTGGGCATCAAGGTCGATTCGAGCCCGGCCGTAAAGGCGGCCGAGGACCTCGACAAGCTGGTCGACTCCGCCGATCAGGCCGAACAGGCAATCGACAACCTGTCCGACGCCAGCAAGGGCCTCGAGCAGGCCACCAAGGGAGTGTCGCGCGCGGAGGAGGACGCTGCCCGCAGTGTCGACAAGGCGGCCGGTGCGCGTGAACGCCAGGCTGCTGCCAGCCGGAAGGTATACGACAGTGCCGCTGGCGAGATATCCATCATCAGCCAGTTGGAACGGGCGCTCTCCGGCAACGTCGCCAACATCGACGATCTGATTCGCGCCGAGAGCTTGCTCGAGCGGGCGCGCAAGGCCGGCCTGACCACGCTGCAGGACGAAGCGCAGTATCAGGATCGCCTGGGTGCGGCCTATGACCGGTTGCAGAAAGCGGAAACCAAGGAGGCCGCCGAGAAGCAGCGCCTGGTCGCGGCGCAGAACCGTCAGATCGAAGCGATGCAACGCACGGTCAACAGCATCGATCCGGTGACCGCCGCGTTGGCCAGGCTTGAGAAGCAGGAAGCCGCGTTGCGTGGGCTGCGCGCCGCCGGCGGGCTGGATGACGCCGGATTGGCCGCAGGCCTGGAGAAGATCGCGGCGAAGCGGCGGGACATCGAAGGGACCGGCGGCGCGATCAACAAGCTCGGGCTGACCAGCAAGGAAGCGCGCGAGAACGTGCTGCAGTTGGGTAACGCCCTCTCCACCGGTAACTGGCGGGTCGCCGCCCACAACATCGCCGAGATCGGTGTGAACGCCGGCGGCGCCGCTCGCGGTGTTATCGGCGTCCTGGCCCCGATTGGGTTGCTGGCAGCGGCGGTCGGTGGTGTGACTGCGGCGGCGTACTTGGGCAGCAAGGAACAGGGCGAATACAACAAGGCGCTGATCATGACCGGCAACTACGCTGGTACCAGCGCCTCTGGACTGGGCGAAATGGCGCGCCAAGTCAGCAATACGGTTGGCACGACCGGAGCTGCTGCCGAAGTGCTGGCCACCCTGGCGGGCAAGGGAGACTTGGCCAGCGAAAGCTTCGTTGCCATCACCCAGGCCGCACTGTCGATGGAAGAGGCGACTGGCCGCGCGGTGGGGGATACCGTCGCCGAATTCGTGAGGCTGGGAGAGGACCCTGTGAAGGCCTCGAAGGCCCTGAACGAGCAGTACAACTACCTCACCGCATCCGTCTACTCGCAGATCAAGGCGCTGGAGGAGCAGGGGGATCACGCCGGCGCGGTGAAGCTGGCGACTGAGGCCTACGCTGACGCAATCAACCAGCGGACCCCGAAGATTCTGGAGAACCTGGGTTGGATTGAGCGTGCTTGGGATGGAGTCGCACGTGCTGCGAAGCGCGCGTGGGATGATGCCAAGAGCATTGGTCGCCAGGACATCGACTCCCAGATCGCCGACGTGGAGCGGCGCCTTGCCCAGCTCGATCAAGGTGGTTTCGGCCTGGTCGGCAACCGCGACGAGAGCCGGAACCGCCTGCGCGAAGAGCTCGACATGCTCCGCGAGCGGAAGAAGGCGATGGAGGACGATGCCAGAACCGCCGGCGAGCGCGCTCGGGCTGAACAGGCCGCCCAGAATGCTATTGACCGGATCGACGCTCGTTCCAGGGCGGCGCTGACCAACCAGCAGAAGCGCGCCAAGGAGTTGGAGCAGTACAAGAAGGATCTACAGGCGATCCGCGAGGTGAACCCGAACGATGACCGCCTGCGGCAGGCGACCGTCGATCGCGAGATCGCCAACATCAACGCCAAGTACAAGGACCAGAAGGGAACCGCCGGTTCGGTGGGCTTACGCGCGGCCAACGCTGCGAAGAACAGCTTGGCCGAGATCACCGCGACCTACCGTAACGCGCAAAAGGAATTGGAGGCATCCCAACGCGCAGGCGTGATCAGCGCGGAAAGCTACGCGCAGCAGCGCATCTCGATCATCCAGCAGGAGCGGGATGAGGTCACCCATGCCTACGAGCGTGAAATCGCAGCGCTGGAGGCTGCCAGGGCGAAGCAAGGAACCTCGGCAGCCCAGCGAATCCAACTCGACCAGAAGATCGCCGACGCCAGGACTGCGTTGGTCAAGGCGCAGCAGGACGCAGATTCACAGCTTAACCAGATCGAACTCAGCGAGCAGGGGAGGCTTCGGCGACAGGAGCAGTCGGTGCAGCGCTACACGCAGGCGCTGCAGGCACAGGTCGATGCGTTGCGCCTGGAGGGCGAGCGCGCTGCGGCCGGTGTCAGCATGGGCGGACGAGAGCGGTCCCGCTTCGAGCAGTTGAACAGTCTCGACGACCGCTACAACCAGCAACTGATGGACCTGGAGAACCAGCGCTCCGATCCCAGTCGGCAGATGTCGGACGAGGAGTACGAGAAACGTCTGGCTGCGCTCAGGAAGGCGCATCAGGACCTGCGAGATACTGTGGTCAGCAACTACGACCAGATGACCGCTGCCCAGTCAGACTGGAGCAACGGAGCGAGCGGAGCCTGGAACGACTATCTCGAAAGCGCCAGGAATGTCGCAGGGCAGACACATGACCTGTTCACCAACGCGTTCCGCGGCATGGAAGACTCAATCGTCAACTTCGCTATGACCGGCAAGCTGTCGTTCTCCGACTTCGCCAAGAGCATCCTGGCGGACATGGCGCGGATTGCAACGCGCGCCGCTGCCTCGCAGGCCCTTTCGTCCCTCTTCGGCGGCTTCTTCGGCGGTGGAAACGCTGCCGCGCAGTCTGGTGTCGACAACCTTGTGAGCAACAGCGGGCTGTTCGCCAACGGTGGCGCGTTCGCCGGTGGCGTGCAGATGTTCGCCACTGGCGGGGCATTCACCAACAGCGTGGTCAGCACGCCAACCGCGTTCGGCATGAGCGGCGGCCGCCTGGGTGTGATGGGCGAAGCGGGGCCTGAGGCAGTGATGCCGCTGACCAGAACCTCGTCCGGCGCCCTCGGTGTGCGCGCTATGGGCGGTGGTGGTTCGCAGATCAACGTCGAGGTGAACATTGCCTCGGATGGTTCGGCCAACGTCTCCAGCAGCCAGCCTGGCCTGGACCAGTTCGGTCGCGACATCGGGACGTTCGTCGAGCAGAAATACCGACAACTCCTGGCGCGTGATCTGCGGCGTGACGGTGCGATCGGTCGGGCCATCAACGGGTAGAGCACATGGCAATCGAAACCTTCACCTGGGCCACCGAGAGCGGTGGCGAGGGCGACATAACCTTCGCCACCAGGTCCGCGCAATTCGGTGACGGCTACAAGCAGTTGGTGAGCGAAGGTCTGAACAGCAAGTCCCAGAGCTGGCCGGTGTCCATCACCGGGCCGGCGGCGACCATCAAGGCCGCGATGGACTTCCTGGATCGCCACTCCGGAGCGCGGGCGTTCCTCTGGACGCCGCCCCTGGGCGGCCTGGGCTTCTACACCTGTGCGGGGTACCAACCAGTCAACCTCGGCGGCCGGGTCTACCGGCTGACCGCGACATTTGAACAGGCATTCCATCCATGACGCTGATCACCGATATCCAGAAGCTGGAGCCCGGCGGCGAGGTCGTGCTGTTCGAGCTCGACGGCAGCGACTTCGGCGCCGACGTGGTCCGGTTCCACGGTCACTCTATCCCGCACAGTCCGCAGGAACTGGCCGCCGCCGGCGCCAACGCCGACCAGTTGCCGGCGAAATCGATCTGGTGGCAGGGCCACGAATACGCGGCCTGGCCGGTGCAAATCGAGGGCATCGAGGCCAACAGCGATGGTACTGCGGCGCGGCCGAGCTTCACCGCCGGCAACGTCAATGGCCGGATTACGGCGCTCTGCCTGGCGTTCGAGGACCTGCTCCAGTTCCGCCTCACCATCCGGACGACGCTGGTGAGGTATCTGGACGCGGCGAACTTCCCTGGCGGCAATCCCGACGCTGATCCCTCCCAGGAGATCGTCGAGATCTGGTACTTGGACCAGAAAACCAACGAGGACGGCCAGTACGTGGCTTGGGAACTGGCCTCGCCAGGCGACGTTGGCGGCGAGCAGGTCGGCCGGCAGATGACCACCCTTTGCCACTGGGCGATGACGGGCGGGTACCGCGGGCCCGACTGCGGCTACACCGGCCCGTACTTCGACATTGACGGCAACCCCACCGACGACCCAGCCCGGGACGAGTGTGATGGCTGCCTGGGCACCGGCTGCATCCCGCGCTTCGGTGAAGGCAACCAACTGCCCTTCGGCGGCTTCCCTGCCGTCTCGATCATCGCCAGGAGCTGACCATGCTCAAGCACATCCTGTCTGCCGTGCAGAAGCACGCCGCGGCAGAGTACCCGCGCGAGTGCTGCGGCTTGATCATCCGTTCCGGCCGGAGCCAGCGGTACGTTCCCTGCGAAAACACTGCTGTCGACGCCAGCGAGGAGTTCCGCATCGCACCCGAGGCGTACGCCGAGGCAGAGGACCAGGGCGAGATCGTCGCCGTGGTGCACAGCCATCCCGATGCCACCAGCCGACCGAGTGCCGCAGACGTCGCTATGTGCAACGCCTCGGGCCTGACTTGGCACATCCTGAGTTGGCCGGAGGGCGACCTGCGTACCATCGAGCCCGTCGACCAGGTGCCGCTGCTCGGGCGCGCCTTCGTGCATGGGGTGCAGGATTGCTGGCAGGTCTGCTCGGACTGGTACCAGCGGGAGTGGGGCATCGAGTTCCCGCACTTCGAGCGTGCCGATGGCTGGTGGGAACGGGCAGACGGTCCGAGCCTCTATGAGCAGCGGTTCGAGACTGCTGGCTTCATCCGGATGGACCGGCCGCAGCGCGGCGACATGATCGTGATGGCGGTGGGGCGCACCGCGCACCCGAACCACGCCGGGATATACTTGGGGGACGACCCATCAGTACCTGGGGAGGATGCGCAGCACTTCGGCGCCGGGCCTTTCCTGCTGCACCACCTGTATGGGAAGCCCTCAGAGATCATCGTGTTCGGCGGGCCGTGGCTTGAACGGGCGCGACTGGTATTGCGTCATCGAGAAGCGAAAACCAACTGAGCGGCGCTGCCGCTGGAGGAATCAATGGCCCAAGTCTATGAACTCCGCATCACCTATCTCGCAGGGAGTGCGGAGATCGCTGTGCTGAAGGGAAGCCAAGAAGTGGGTGTTGAGCGATTCTCTGGGAAGGTTTGTGGCGGCCCCGGCTATCGCCGGATGGTTCATGGCGAGGTAGGGCTTACCGCGGAGTTGAAGAGCGGGGAGTGCTCCTTCGACTTCAGGCTGTCTGGGCCGAAGGATGCACGTATCACGCTGACGGTGGAGTGAGTCCGCCGACAAAGTTGTCAGTGCCCACCTCGTGCGAGCCGTATTCGACGCCGAAGCCTTCGCCGAGCAGTACCGCCTCGGCGTCCGCTGCTTCCTTGGACGCATAAATATCCATGAATCTCCAAGGCGCGCTTTGGACAACCGCCCAGCCTAGAACCCAGCCGGGATTGTCCGGGTCTTTAGGCAGGTTGTGGACGAGACTTCTAATGGTCATGCGATCTCCATTGTCAAGTGAATACCTTCCAGTGTCTTACGGTAGGGCACGCAGTACGTGTCCTATCTCATAGTCGCCCAGGTTCACCACCCAGCTTCCTTCCAATGGAGCTAGATAGCCGAGCCTGGTGCCGTCAGGGGCAAAGAGCGCAGAGTCAATAATGCTGAAGGGTGGCTGTCCAGGGACTGTCGTTTGTCCAATGCCATCCACGATGTAACCAAGCACCTCCGTCGAGGCTCTGCTCTTGAAGATTGCCCACTTCCCAGTTAGATACGACTTTTCGGCCATAAAATGCTCCTTGTAGCTGTGGCAGATATCCATTGCGGCCTCGCGTTCTGTTTTGACGAGGCTGTTTAAGATTACGGGACCTGAGTTGGTGGTGGCACTGTGATTCTATCCAGTCTTGAAACGACTGAGGTAGACCCAGAGGTACGGCCGGATGCGTCTGGTACTGCGGCGCCGAGAACGCTCCTTGACTACCTCAGGCCAACAACTTGCTGGGTTCTGACGCTGGAGCTGTGATGGTAGAGTCCCATCAACAGCTATGGAGGGGGTATGAAGGGGATACTCGTCATGACTTGCTTTGCTGTCGCCCTTGTAGGCTGCAGCAAAGAGCGTGAAGTTCGGAATGCGGTCTCCGAAAAGTTGAAGGATCCGCAATCGGCCACATTTCAGAATGAACGTGAGGTTCGGAAGGGTCTATATTGCGGAGAAGTAAACGCCAAGAACTCTTTCGGAGGATATACCGGTTTTCAGCCTTATATTGTGGTCAATCGCGAAGAGCGCGGCCTTGACGCCATGGTTGGAGATATCGATCCTTGGGTAGTTGAAGGTGCATGTCAACCAAGTAAGCTGCCCAAAGGCATTATTGCGTTTATGCCAATAAAGCCCGATGTCCCTAACCCTAGTGCATCTACCCCATACTGGGTTACAAGAGTTTCAGTCGCAGGTAGGTCGGAATGGTTGCTGAGTAATCTGGAGAAATTTCATTACCCGGTTTTCACCGAGAAAAGTGGTGATGGAGTCTTGAGGATTTTCGTTGGGCCATGGAAGAAAAGAGAAAGTGCTGAAGCTCAGCTTGCTATGCTTAGAGTAGAAATGGGTGTCGATGGATTTGTCATGATGCATAAGAACTAGCTCTTGAACCGTGTTGAACTTCTGAAAACCGCCTCCGGGCGGTTTTTTATTACCTGGAGAAACACATGACCACCTCAGCGCACCACACTCCGATGACCACCATCAAACTCTACGGCGCGCTCCGGCAGTTCGGCCGGGAGTACCGCATGCTCGTCGGGTCGACTGCTGAAGCGATCAAGGCCTTGTGCGTGCAGATTCCAGGCCTCGAGCGCTTCCTCGCCAATGCCCACCTGCGAGGTATGGAGTTCGCTGTATTCCGTGGGAAACGGAACATTTCCCAGGATGAGCTGCAGTTCGGGGGCGCCGAGGAGATTCGCATTGCTCCGGTCATGCGTGGCCGGAAACGTGGCGGGTTGGTGCAGACGATTGTGGGTGTTGCCCTTATCGTGGCGGCGACCATCATGGCCGGCCCTGGTGGTTTCGCCGCTGCCGGTGGTCTGACGGGGGCTATGGGGACAGCCGGTGTGGCGATGGCGATCGGCGGCGTCATCCAAATGCTCAGCCCCCAAGCCAAGGGCCTGAAGCAGAGCGCGGCGCCGGAGAACCTGCCCAGCTACGCCTTCGGCAGCGCCAGAAACACTACCGCCAGCGGGAACCCGGTGCCGATCTGCTATGGGAAGCGCCGCTGGGGTGGAGCGATTATTTCGGCGTCGATTTACGCGGAAGATAAAGCGTAGCATCATTGTGCTATCTTTTTTGCGAGACTAGCCTCATGCTAAATTTTGTTAAGAACTATATGGAGAAGCTGTTTATATGGTTTGAAGAGTTTGTGTCTCCAGAGGAGGCCGGAAATTTGAATGTTCGCCCTTTATTTGGGTTGTTTATGTTGGGTGGTTTCTTAGTAGTATCTGTTTTTGTTTTTGATCTGGTGCTTACAGTAATGCATCCTGCAAAGGATTGGCATGGCGCGTTTGGTGACTTTTTTGGTGGTATTGTTAACCCAATTTTGACTTTTCTGAGTTTTATGGGGCTTTTAATTACAATTGTAATGCAAAGGGTGGAGCTTAGAGAGACTAGAAGGGAGTTGGAGAAATCCGCAAAAGCTCTTGAGGAGCAGTCGTCACATTTCAAGTTGCAGAATTTTGAGTCTTCATTTTTCAAGATGATTGAGATACAGAGGTCGTGTGTTGCTAGTATGGCCTTTGGAAGTGTCTCTGGTAGGCGGGCGTTTTCTGGTTTTTGTAAAACTCTGAATAGTTTTTTGGTGCGGGAAAATGTTAATTTAAGTTCGAGAAAAGCTCAGCATGAATTGGTTGATGAGTTAAGAGTTAAGAATGGTTGGAGGAATTTTTGGGATCAGTATCAGTTGGAGGTTTCAAATTATTTTTCCAATCTGATGGTGTTGATTAGGTTTCTCGATGGATGGCAAGAGAATGATAGGGTATATATCGAGATTTTGCGCTCGCAGTTCTGTGATGAAGAAAGGGTTTTGCTTCTTTACTACGGAATTTATCACGGTGGCTACATTGGTCAGAGTATTATCAGGCTCGGATTAGTCGAGGGTCTCAATTTAAATAAGCTTACTTTTCAGAAAGATACTTCACTTTTGAAATAATCATCTTGTTGTCAAAGCCCGCTTCGGCGGGCTTTTTCATGCCCGGAGCAAAGCATGAGCGCAGTTCACCAGCACCTGGCCGGCCGCAAGGGCGGCAGTAGCAAGCCGAAACAGCCGGTCGAGGCACTCGACAGCCTGCGCTCGGTCGCGATGGCCAAGATCCTGCTCGCCGTGGGCGAGGGCGAGTTCGCCGGCGTTCCGAGCGAGCGCGATATCTACCTCGACAACACCCCGCTGATGGACCCGAGCGGTAACCTGAACTTCCCCAACGTTAAGTGGGAGTGGCGCACGGGGTCGGTGGACCAGGACTACATCCCGGGCATCCCTGCCGTTGAGAATGAAACCAGCGTCAACGTCGAGTTGCGCAGCGATACGCCCTGGGTGCGCTCGCTGAGCAATACCCAACTTTCCGCAGTGCGCCTGCGCTTCGCATGGCCAGCGCTCCAGCAGCAGGACACCAACGGCAACATCGGCGGGTACCGGATCGAATACGCCGTAGATCTGGCCACCGACGGCGGCGCCTATCAGGAGGTACTGCGCGAGGCCGTCGATGGCAAGACCACCACCCGCTACGAGCGCTCCCGCCGAATCGACCTGCCGGCGGCCACTAGTGGCTGGCAGTTGCGCGTGCGGCGCCTGACGCCGAACCAGAACAACAACCGTATCGCCGACACCATGCTGATCGCCGGCTACACCGAGGTGATCGACGCGAAGCTGCGCTACCCGAACACGGCCCTGCTGTACGTCGAGTTCAGCGCAGAGCAGTTCAGCAACATTCCGGCTGTCACAGTCGACTGCCGCGGGCGGAAGGTTCAAGTGCCGAGCAATTACGATCCGGAGACCCGGGCCTACCTCGGCATCTGGGACGGCACGATGAAACAGGCCTGGACCGACAACCCGGTCTGGCACACCTACGACATCGTGACCAACGATCGTTTCGGTGTGGGTAAACGCATCAAAGCCTGGATGGTCGATCGCTGGGAGATGTACCGGATTTCCCAGTACTGCGACCAGTTGGTGCCGGATGGGAAGGGTGGCCAGGAGCCGCGACACACCTGCAACCTGAACCTGCAGAGCCGCGCCGGGGCCTGGGAACTGCTGCGCGACCTCACCGCTATCTACCGCGGCATGGCGTACTGGGCCCAGGGCCAACTGAAGATCCAGGCGGATATTCCGCGCGCCACCGACGTCGATTTCGCCTACACCCGGGCCAATGTCATCGACGGCCGCTTCAGCTACGGCTCGGCCAGTGAGCGCACTCGCTACAGCCGTGCTTTGGTCAGCTACGACAATCCGGCGAACAACTACGACACCGACGTGGCTGTGGCCACCGATAAGCGCCTGCAGCGGCGTTACGGCGACAACCCGGTCGAGGTGGCAGCCATTGGCTGCACCCGCGAGAGTGAGGCCCAGCGGCGCGGAAAATGGGCGATCCTGACCAACAGCCAGGATCGCACGGTAACGTTCCGTACCGGTATGGACGGGGCGATTCCGCTGCCGGGATGGGTGATTCCGGTGGCTGACGCGCTGTTGGCTGGACGGGAGATCGGCGGGAGGATCTCGGCGGTTGCTGGCCGAGTGATCACCTTGGATCGCGATACTCAGGCGAAGGCTGGCGACCGGCTGCTCCTGAACTTGCCCAGCGGTAAGGCTGAGGCGCGAACCGTGCAGTCGGTAGCCGGGCGCGCGGTGACCGTGACGACAGCCTACAGCGAGACTCCGCTACCGGAATTGGTCTGGACCCTCGATGCCGACGACCTGGCGGTGCCGCTCTACCGTGTGATGAAAGTCAGCCAGCCGGAGCGCGGTGTCTTCGAGATCACTGCGCTGCAGTATGAGCCCGGGAAGTTCTCAGCGATCGACACTGGCGCCAAGTTGGAGAGCCGGCCGATCAGCGTTATCCCGATCACCACCGTGGCGCCGCCGGCGAGCGTCACGCTGACCTCGCACTACCAGTTCGATCAGGGGTTGGCGGTCAGCACGATGACCATCGCCTGGCCACCCGTGGAAGGGGCTGTCGCTTACGACGTGGAGTGGAAGAAGGACAGCGGCAACTGGATCCGCCTGCCGCGTGCCGGCACCACCAGCGTCGATGTGACCGGCATCTACGCAGGTGGCTATCTGGCGCGGGTGCGCGCGGTGTCGGCCTTCGACATCACGTCGGTCTGGAAGAGTTCGATCCTGACCCAACTCAGCGGCAAGACCGGTGCGCCGCCGGCGCTGGCGTTCCTGCGTACCACCAGCGGACCGTGGAAGATCGGCCTGGAGTGGGGATTCCCGGCCAGTGGCGCAGCGGACACCGCCTACACCGAGATCCAGCAGTCGGTCACCCCGGGCGGCAGCGAACAGAACGCAACTGCCCTGGGCTTGTTCGCATACCCGACCGACACCCACACGCTGACCTCGCTGGCGGCCGGCGCTCGCCTGGCCTTCCGCGGGCGGCTGATCGACCGGACCGGTAACGTCGGCCCATGGTCGGCCTGGGTCGACGGCATCAGCTCGACGGATGCGAGCGAGTACAACGAACTGATCACCAAGGAGTACGTCGAGTCCGCACTGGGCGAGCAGTTCTTCGCCGACATCGATCAGATGCAGATCGATATCAGTGGCCTGCAGGACCAGATCGACAATCTGACCGATGTGCTGGCCTACGACCCGACGAGGACCTACGCGAAGAACGATATCGTGCGGGTCGGCAACCGGCTGTATCAGGCGAAGCAGGCGGTGCCGCTCAACGCCTCGCCGCCGAACGCGACCTACTGGGCCGACATCGGGCAGTCGATCGAGACGGCCAACGGCCTGGCCCAGCAGGTGGCCACCAACACCGCGGATATCACCGAGCTCGACGGTAAGGTCGAAGCGGCGGCTTCGAGCCTGGATGTTCTGCAGGCTGCCGCCCGCCGGGAGCCGGCGACCGGAGAGAAGGCAGATGCGCTGAAGGGCTGGGACACCATTGCTCGAGCAGCCACCGAAGTCACCGTGCGGGCAAACGAGGACGAAGCGCAAGCGAAGCGGACCAGCTTGTTGGAGGTGCGGACCGGGACGGCGGAGGGCAGGATCGCCACCGTGGAGTCGGTCGTTGCGTCGAACAATGCCGTAACCGTCCAACGCCTGGATCAGCTATCCGGCCAAGTCGCGAGCAATGCCTCGGCCATCAGCACGGAACAGACCGTCCGTGCCAACGCGGACAGCGCCCTGGGGCAGCGGGTGGATACCGTCAGCGCGCGCACCGATACCAACGAGGCGAACATCCAGACCACCTCTCAAGCGGTTACCTCGCTGGATGGCAACGTCAAGGCGCTCTACAGCGTGAAGCTCCAAGCCCATGCCAACGGGCAGAAGTACGCCGCTGGCTGGCAACTGGGCTTCGACAGCGGTACGAGCGTGACGACCATGGCGTTCCAGGCTGATCGGTTCCTCTGGTTCAACAGTTCCAGCGGGCAGACCGTGGCGCCGGTCTCGATCGTCGGCGGCCAGATGTTCATCAACAACGCGATGATCCAGGACGGTTCGATCACCAACGCGAAGATCGGCAACGTGATCCAGTCGACCGCCCTCGGTGCCAACGGCGAGCCGCTGTGGAAGCTGGATAAAGCCGGGAGTTTGACGATGAACAGTTCCACTAGCGGAGGTTTTATGCGGCAAACGGCGGAGGCGATAAAAGTGTATGACGGAAACTTGGTTCTGAGAGTCCAGATTGGGAATCTGGATGTATGAGTTTCGGGATTCGGCAGCGCAATGCTAGCGGTAGCATTGTTTTCGATAGTTCCTCTTACGCCATGCGTATGGTGTATCGACTGGTTATAGGAAGTATTCCGCAAGGTATGTCGGTTGCTGTGCCAGGGTTCGATTCATCAAGGGGAGTGCTGTTCTTAACGGTTGAGGGGAATCCTTATGCATATATACCCTCATATACCATATCTGGATCAACTATAACTTTTGTACGAAATGGGGAGTATAACTCGATATACACATTATACGCGGTGATGTTCTCATGAGTTACGGTGTGAAATTTGTAGGTGATTACGGTCAGGTCATAATCGATCAAGACCATCCATGCATGCATGTCGTTGCAGAAGGAACTTACAGCGGAGGGAGCGTCACGTATCCAACACCTATAGCTAGCGTAGTTCCCCCGTTTGTATTCTTCTCGCCAAACGGTTCCCATCTAATATCTTTTTTTAAGCACGTGGGAGTTCCTGGGAACTGGACCGGGTTCACGTTCTCGCAACTCGTGTTCTCGGCAATGACTGGAGTTGTATATGGCGGAAAGTGGAAAGCCTGCGCCGTGTATTTGCCTAGAACCTCTGGATGGGGAATGCAGGTGTTCGATAATGAGTCACGGGTTGTTTTTGATAGCAATCGTCAAATTGCTCGGTATCTAGGTGGAAGCCAGAACTGGAACTACGCTGGCAGGGATACAGGCGCGCTGCCTGGCTATACGTTGAACACTTGGGCTACTCCGTGGACGTGGGGTGGGGCATATTTTTTAGTGAGTCATTTCAATGCGCAAACAGGCCATACGCCTGATCCTTCTGACGTGGGGATAGGGTTTGTATTCTCAGGAAATTCATACATATACGTGACAGCCTATATGCCAGGGAGTGGTCAACCTGCTTTCCCGGTTCCATTTAACACTCCGCTTTTAGTTATGGCGTGATTACTAGGAGGCCGTATGGCTTGGTATTCCAGTGGCACCGTAGCGGTGACCGCAAATAGCCCGACCGTTACCGGTGCCGGCACACAGTTCTCGTCCAATGCCCGGGTCGGCGATGCATTTCGTGGCCCCGATGGTCGCTGGTACGAGGTCACAAACGTCGCCAGTTCGACGGTCATCTCGATCAAGCCCGCCTACCAGGGCAGCACGGCCAGCGGTCAGCCCTATGCGTTGGCGCCGATCCTAGGCTACGACAAGGATCTGAGCGACCGATTCAATTTGATCGCTAACCAGTGGGGCGCAACTCTGGCAGGGATAAAGCCGTGGGCGCTCTCTGCAAATGCGGCGGCAGCGCGGGGTGATCTCGGCCTCGGCAGTGCGGCTGTCCGCGAAGCGCTCGGTGGTTCGGGCGCGCTGTATTCGCGAGATAGCATCCTCGGTACTGTGGCTCAGGCTGGGGGCGTTCCGACTGGAGCTGTTATCGAGCGGGGCAGTAATGCGAACGGCGAGTACACCCGGTGGGCGGATGGGACACAGGTATGTACTGCTCGGGTCTCGACAAGTTCTTTTGGCAACAATGCCATCGTTGCATCTAACACTTTGGGCGGTTACCGAACGGGGCAGAACAGCATAAATTTTCCCGCGGCGTTTGCAGGCGGCCCGGTGTGCAGCGCATCAATCTCAAACAACAGTGAAGGAGTGCGTGCACAAGCTTTTGTTCAGGGGCAGACCTGGCAGGTCACGCTTCATGCCAATAGCAGCGGCACGCCAGCGGCGGCATATACGGTCGAGCTTTGTGCTCTCGGGAGGTGGTTCTGATGATCATTAAGTTGTCACCGTATGCTCCGCTGCCAGGCAGCGACGAGCACCTGTCGCTGAGCAGGGCCGGCGATGTGCTCACCGTGAATGGCCAGGCGTTCGACTTCACACCGCTACCGGAGGGTGGTGAACTGCCGGCCGAGGCAATTGGGTCAGAGTGGTTCGCTGGTCCCGCAGTGAGACGTGCCGACCGGCTGGAACTGAGCCTGCGGTTCCCGCTGGCTGATGATGCCAGTGCCGCCGCTCGTTTCCCTGAGCCGTTGCTGATCGAGTCCGATGGACCTGTGGAGTTACCGCGATGATCGACTGGAGCAAGGTAAAAACCGCTGAACAGCAGGCGCAAGAACGCTGGCAGGCTGAGTACGATGCCGCAGCCGTCGCGCGGGCAAATGCCTACCGCATGGAGAGTGACCCGCTCAAGACCGAGGCCGAGTTCGACGCTATCAAGGCCGGCGTGGAACCGGACTACAGCGCCTGGATCGCCAAGGTCGAGGAGATCAAAGCACGTTTCCCGTTGCCAGATTAAACCTGACAAACCTATCGACGAACGAAAGCCCGCCTTGCGCGGGCTTCGTCGTTTCTGGAGCTCACATGCCTATCACTGAACAGCAGTTGCTGCATATCCTCCCGAACGCCGGCCCTCGCGCCGGCGTTTTTGTTGGTGCGCTGAATCGCGGGATGACGCGGTTCGGTATCACGTCGCCGGTGCGCGTTGCGGCATTCCTCGCCCAGGTCGGCCACGAAAGCGGCCAGTTGACCCGCCTGGTGGAGAACCTCAACTACAGCGCCCAAGGCCTGGCTGCGACCTGGCCGAGCCGTTATCTCGGCGCCGATGGGCAGCCCAACGCCTTGGCGCAACGCCTGGCGCGCAACCCTCGTGCCATTGCCAACAACGCCTACGCCTCGCGCAACGGGAACGGCGATGAGGCCTCCGGCGACGGCTGGCGATTCCGCGGGCGCGGCCTGCTGCAGATCACCGGCCGGTCGAACTACCGTGCTGCCGGCGCCGGGCTGGGCCAGCCGCTGGAGCAGGAACCCGAACTGCTCGAGCAACCAGAGTTCGCTGCGCTGTCGGCGGCCTGGTGGTGGGCCAGTCGCGGCTTGAACGACCTGGCCGACCGGGACGAGTTCGCCGCCATCACTCGGCGCATCAACGGCGGCACGAACGGTCAGGCGGAGCGCCTGGCGCTGTGGGCGCGCGCAAAGGCGGTGCTGTCGTGATCTCCGCCCGTGCTTTCTCGATCGCGCTGGCCTGCCTGCTGCTAGTTGGTCTCGGCGCCGCCGGCGGTGTCTGGTTCGGCGCGCGACACTATCGTCCGCAGCTCGATGCTGCTCTGGCGGATCTGATTGCCTGCCGTGCCGCCCGGGGAGAGTTGGAGGCCGCAGTGGCGGAGCAGGGCAGGCAGGTCGCCGCGCTGCGTCAGGCTGGTGAGCGGCGCGCGAGGGGCGCCGCCCAAGCGGTTGAGCAGGGACGACAGCAGGCCGCGGAGCAGTATGCCGAAGCCCACCGCCTGGTACGTGAGCGAACCGCCGGTGAGCAGTGTGCGGCCGCCGAGGCGGTCATTGATCAGGAGTTGGGCCTATGAAGCTGCAGGCGTGGCGAAAGACTGCAGGTGCAGCGATTTTCGGCAGGTGCAGCCGAAAGGCGCAGGTGGTGCAGGTGCTGGGGTTGGTGTTCGCGCTGGCGGGATGCGCCGGCCGGCAGGATGCCAAGCCGCGCACGGTGCGCGTAGAAGTGCCGGTGGCGGTGCCATGCCGGGTGCCGGCGGTGGAGGTGCCGGCCTGGGCAGCGGCTGGGCTGAAGAAGAGCGACGACCTACAGACCAAGGTCCGCGCGTTGCTGGCCGAGCGGCGGCAGCGGATCGGTTACGAGGCGCAACTGCTGGCTGCCAACAGGGCCTGTCAGAATTAGGAGTAGACTACGGCCTTTTCCTACAAGGGGCGCGACATGCTGGTGATTCGATTGGCGGGGAAGTGGACGCTGAAGCTCGACAGGCAGGTCGGCAGTTCCGGCAAGCACGGGATATGGGCATTCCACTGCTCTGAAAGCACTTTCGCGCCGTCTTCGAACGACCTCCGGCGCACTGCGGCGATCCTTCCAGCCGAGCCCAAGGAGGGCCAGGCAGTGGAAGTGTCGATCTGCGAAAGTCCGCACTCGCCGGATGGATGGATCGCCGTCGGCTCAGGCGTAGCAGCCTACGAAGCGGAGCGCTGAGGCTCTATCAACTGCGGTCCCTGGTTTCGGACGTTCCCCACGTCGCGGCTTACCGGATACCAGGTGAACGCCTCGCTCGGCTCGCCCTGGTTCAGCGCGATCTGTTCCGCGCGTTCTGGCGGCGTCGCAGGGTCGAGCCACTCGCGTGCCAACTCGGGCGGCAGCACCACCGGTCTCCGGTCGTGAATATCGACCATGCCGCCTTCGGCGTCCGCGGTAATGATCACGAACCCATGGTGATCTGCCGGTTCCTCATCGAGGCCAGGAAACTGGCCGATGGCCGCGCAGAGGATCGGCGAGCAGTCGGCGTGCTGGATGTGGAACGGTTGCTTCCGCCCCTCGCCTCCATCGACCCACTCGAACCAGCCACTGACCGGCGTCAGCGCCCGGTGTTTCCAAGCCGCGCTGAAGAACCTGCCGTGGGCGACCTTCTCCGCCCGCGCGTTGATCGGCGCCGCGCGATCACGGGCCCAGAACGGCCTCCAGCCCCAGCGAATGGCCTGGGCGACCAGGGCATCGCCCTCGAGGCGCAACGTCGTCACCTGGGTTGACGGCGCGACGTTGTAGCGCTCTGGCTGTTCGCCGACCAGGTTGACCAGCATGGCCGGCATCGACAGCGCGTCGACGAACTCGTGAAGTCCCGTGTACTGCGAAAGCCTGCCGCACATCGCATCGCTCCAGCCGAAGTGATGCGGTAAGGGTAGTTCAGGTGGCCCAGCGCCATGGCCGGAAGTCATCAGGGACCTGCTCGACGAGTTGCAGCGTGCCGCCGGCGTCGAGTTCGATCACCAGGCCACGCACGACGCCGGCGCGCTCAAGCGCCTGGCCCAGGCGCAGATAGGTCATTCCATCCAGCGGATCCAGGCTGATACAACCCAGTCGCTGTCGCCCCGGGGCAGGCGCATGGTAAATCCCCTCGCTATCCACCGTCCCAACGACATTGCCGCCGTCGAGCACGTCGTAGCAGCAGTCCGAGCAGTAGTGCGTCTCGCGCGTGATGCCGTGCTCGATCGCCCATGAGTACATGCCGAGGGCGTCGGTGACCATGTCGTGCCTGTCTTGCAACCCCACGACGCCGCACTGGTAGAGCTCGTTGGCCTCGGCGACCAGGTACAGGTACTGCTCATCCGCGGCGTACAGCCAAGCGGCATGCTGCCGTATCGCGGCGAGCCATTGGGTGACGCGCTGGTGGTGGCAGATACGAGGGTCGGAGTAGGGCAT